GGGCCGCCACCTGATAGCTCTCCGCACCGGAGAGCCGCACCACGGCAATGCCGCCTGCGCCCGGTGCTGTTGCAATTGCTGCAATGGTCGCTTCCTGCATGGTTTTTTCTGGCTTCCTTTCCGCGCCCGGTCTGGCCGCTTGCTCCCATCTGCCCACAGCAGCGAGACCAATACAGTTTCATTGTACCACGAAATGCTGCGGAATGGTACTGTTTTTTCAACCAATTCCCGGGAATGAAAAGTAAAGCATTAAATGCGCCAAAAAATCAGCTCTGTTTTTGTGAATTTTACCACAACACAAACAGGCCGTCAGGTTTTTAGCCTTTCAGCCTCGATTTACTGTTCACTTTTACCATGTATTACCTGCTATCCATCCTTTCAGCATCGACTTTTCTGTGATAGATTGTTCATCTCGTGTCGTTCATGCGGTCAAACTCAGCTCCCGCAGGCATTGGCGGAACATAGTAGCTGCGCTCTTGTACCCATGAATCTTTCTCGGGTAGTTGTTGATCCAGCTCTCCGTTGCGGCGATCTCTTCCGGCGTGACTTTGGAGAAGTCCGTACCTTTCGGGTGCCGACGGCGGATCATGCTGTTTGCGTTCTCATTGCTGCCCCGCTCCCACGAAGAATACGGGTGGCAGTAATACACCTTGGTCCGTTGGCTGTCGCTCAGGCAAGACTTCTCGATCTCATCCGCCATTGCAAACTCCGTTCCGTTATCCACAGTGATACTCTTATATATAGCACCAAACTTCTCTGCTCCCAGCTTCCGTTCCAAAGCGTCCAGTGCCCGTACCGTTGTTTCCGCGCGGCGATTCGGAATGAGAATGATGTTCTCGTTTCTGGTCTTGCGCTCTGTCAGCACCAGCAGGGCAACAGTGCTTTTATTTTTGCCGGAGTATACCGTGTCCATCTCCCAGTGTCCAAATTCTTCCCGGGTCTTCACTTCCTCCGGGCGTTTTTCGATGCTCTCTCCCGCCGGTGCCTTTGCCGGGTCCTTCTTTTTGATTTTCTGGTACTCGTTCTTTTTGATTCCATGCCGCGGCAGGGCCTTTTGTGTCAAGTTCAGGAACACTCCTTTTTTGATGTAGCTGTACACGGTCGGGATGGAAATGTGTGTCTTGAACGTCCGTCCCTCTTCCATTGCATAGCCATACACCGCCGCCGGGGAACACTCCTTTTCTATAATGGTATTTTCAATATAAGCAGCCAGCTCGTGATCCTTTCCGATTTTGAGGCCCGGTCCCTTTTCCCGGAGATGCGCTTGGTACTTCTGCTCTGCAATATCCGGGCTGTATGTCGGGATCAGCTCCCACGTCGTTCCGTTCAGCCTGTCATAGCTTCCCCGTTTCAATTCCCGGTACACCGTGGAGGGGTTGACCCGCAGCTTCTCCGCTATCTCTCGTGTCCTCATCCCTTCCTTTTTCCACTTCTCGATGCGCAATCGGTCTGTAATGGTCAGATGCTTGAACACTCGCACGCCGTTTTCCTCCTTTCGTTTTTGGCGTTTCTTTTCGTTTTAAGCGTAAATTATACGGTGCGTCGTTGTCAATGTGCAAACTTTCCACACTTTGCACGGTTCCTTTGTGCAAAACTTCCAGACAAACAAAAAACTCCCCACCAACTGCCCGGTCAGGGCTGCCAGTGGGGAGTTGCGCTATGCTTTATTCAGCTGTGCGGCGGGTCAATGTACCTGCTTTTTCAGGGTCTCCATCACATTGTCCGCCTGAATTGCCTCTTTCGTGAAGCTGTTGTTGTTCCACCATGCGATCAGGGCGGCGACCGTGGTGATGCCAGCGGTCACAAGCTGCTCCACGGTGCTGCTTTCAATGGGGATGATGGGCCTTCCCATCGCAGAAAGCACCTGATTGGCAAGAGCCAGCAGCAGGCAAGCAGTACGGACGATAGTTGCGGTCGAGATTTTGAAGTTACTCATAATTCATTCCTCCATGTTGTCCTGGTTGTCCTGTTCGGACTTCTGTTTCAGGATTTCGATAGCCCCGGTCAGTGCCTTTGGAATCGGCACCCCCATCAGGCCAGCGTTCTCAATGATGGACAAGGTCTCATTCGCAATGAATGCGATCACGGTAGCGTCCCGGATAAAATTAGACCCCATCACCGTGTCGAGGTGGCAGGCCACCAGCACGATGAGCAACGTCACACCTTTGCGGCACAGACCTTTCCACCCGGCGCGGGATTCCAGTGCGCCGTCTTTGCTCTTCGGGCTGGCGTGGAAAACCCCGGCAACCACAAGGCCCGTGATGTAATCGACCGCCATGAACAGGATCAGCGTCGAAAGTGCAGCATCCCATCCGCCGAATTGACTTGCGATCAGACTGCCGATTACTCCAACCATGGTGCAAACCCCGCTCCTTACTGCATCACCCATCTGCTTTTTACCTCCCGCACGTCAACGTGGACGAAGCCGTCCGTGTAGTATCGGCCAATACCGCCCTTGCCGGGCAGCAGGGTTTCGACGTAGGCCGCCAGTGTATCCACCGACACCCCAGCGATCCAGATGTCCGCAGCCTTTCCATAGAGGTGCTGGCTGTACTTGGACGATTTCTTCTGCCTTGCGTTGTGACTGGCAGTGCGGAAAGCACTGTTGATGTTCACCGCCTTGCCGAAGTGATCCCGGATTTTCTGCAGCAGGGTCACAAGCTCATCGTCGATAAAGATCGGGTCACTCCCGTCCTTGCACCGAAACTCCCGGACGTGGAAGTTTTTGCTCAGAGCCTTGCTCCCATCCTTCGCATAGGAATAGGCTTTAATCGCCATCTTCAACATCTCCTTTCGGGCGCAGGTCTGCCCCGCACCCTCTCATGCAGCAGTCCACCATCAGCACACCAAACTCTGCTCGTTCAGTGGCAGTGTCCGCTCCCAGCGTTTCCAGCCTGTCCAGCAGGCTTTCACAGAGGGCAGGCCAGCTTTTATGCTGCATACGGTTCACCAACGATCTCCTCGTACTCGTCCGCCGTAATCCATTTTCTTTTGACGGCCAGCTTTACCGTGGATTTCTTCCACAGGTGAAAATCGTAGTGCTGCTTCACGTCATCGAACTTCGGGCTGTGCTCAATCATGTTACATATCCTCCAAATTGATGTCGGTGCTCAGGGCAAGGAAGTCAAGCTGTGCCTGAATCTTCGCCTTGAAAAGATCATCTGCCGGGATTTCCCGCAGGATAAAAGCCCACTGGCCGTCCGGGGTATCGGCTGGCTGCATGATCTGCACAAGCTCTGCATCGTGCAGGGTGTCCGGGTAGGCGCACCCGGTCATATCGCCGTCGCTGGCGGCAATGTGGACTTCCGACAGCCTGCCGTCGAACGTGTCCTCCGTGATTTCTGCGGGAGAGTGAAACGTGTTTGCGCCGTTGTTCAGGGTCAGGTTTTCGAGCTTTGTCCCATCAGCCAGCGTAACCGTCCATGTCCTTTTTTCTTTTCCCATGTGATGTCCTTTCCGAACAGGTCTTTGAAAAGCCTGCTCATGTTGCGGATTTGCTGCCTGCTCATAAACTTGTAGTTGGCGCAAATCCATGATTTGAAATTGTTTTCGACTTCGTGGTATTCCATCCGGCCATCATCCACCAGCCGCTTATAGGCTTTGAGCTTTCGCCGCTCGCGGGTGATAGCTTTCGGGTTGATCTTGCAGGTGATTTCGCCATCCTGGTGCAAGGAGTAGAGCATTTGCAGGTGGCGGTATTGGCCGCCCAGCTTGCAAATGTGGGTCTTTTTCTCATTGATGATAAGGCCCAGTGCAGCGGCTTCCCGGCGCACTCCCGCCATGGCTCCGTGCAGTTCTTCTTTCGTGCGGGCGATCATGTAGAAGTCATCCGAATATCGGGCGGCTTCTTTGATTCCGCATACGATCTTGATGTAGTTGTCTATCGGCACCGGCAAGAAAATTCCCACGTTTTGCGAGATTTGATTGCCGATGTCCACGCCTTTCCGCAGCATCTTTTGCCCGGTCAGGGCGGATGCAGGAACGCCAAGGTTGAGCGTGGAACCGACTTTTTCCCGATACATTCTCTGAATTTCTTCATCGGTAAACCGGGACACGTCCAGCTCGTAGGTTTTGAACGTGGTGCGCAACACACCCATGACCTGCTCAAGCTCTGCCGGGTCTGCGATCTCCTTTGCGAGATACTTTTCCAGTTGAGCAAGAGCCACATCATGCATGATATTTGCATAATACCCGGAAAAATCAGAAAACAGGATATAGCCCTCATTGCTGCCCTCCCGCTCGTAATACTGCCGCAGATGGACTTTGAAGCGGTGGCGGTGGAACGCCACGCCCTTGCCCTTTTGCGATGCGGAGTTGTCGTATTGCAGGTACTTTTCCAGCAGCGGTGTTAGATACTCGTCGCAGGTCAGGTGCGACACAGCCTTGTCCGCCGTTGCTGTGCTGGTGATAAAGCGTTCATGCCCTCGCTCCTTGATCTCGAACTTCACGCCCGGTTGCGGCTCATAGGTTCCCGTCTGGAAAGCCCGTTGGAGCTTTGCCGTTTCAAGCAGTGGTTCATCTCAAAAAGCTGTGTGCCGTACTTGTACGGTGACGGCTTGATCGCTTTCGTTCCTGCTTCGTACAGAAAGTTTGCATCCTCAAATTTTGTCATAGAAAATAAAAAACAGCGTGATAGCTCCATCGGTCGTAACTGGGAGCATCGCTGTTGATGCCCTTTCGGGGCTTTATCGCAGCTTTCGCCACGAAGGGACAGCCTTTCCTTTCGCAGAGCTGCACTGGGCTTTACCCATCATGTGCAGTTGCGAAATCCAAAGGCCCGACAGCAGGCCAGACGCCATTGGCGTTGCTGGCATTGTTGCAGTTCGCATTGCCGTTGCCGTTGCAATTCGCAAAATTGGCTGCCGAGACGACGAACAAAGGCTGCCCCAATATGTTTACTGTTTCGGACTTGCAGCGGCTTGCGCCGCTGCTTTGAATCGTTTTGCGTCAGACTTCCGCAGGTTCTTGATGTAGGCCACCAGCTTGTCGATTTCAAGCACAATGCCCGTATACTTGTTGAAATCTGCCGGGATGGTTTCGGCCACATACTGCAATTCGTCTTGCAGCTTCCAGCAGGCGGCAACGGCTTTGTCAAGTTCCAGCCGCCGCGCGTCAAGCTCCATCTGGCAAGACGGCCAGATGGAATTTGCAGCCCGCAGGTGCAGCGGAATTTCACGGGAAAGATCGTGCATCCTCCGGCGTTCCTGCTCGATCAGCCACAGGTTGAAACCCTGCTCCTGCTCTCGAATCTGCGCTGCCGCCTGCTCCCGGTCGGGGCCGGGCGGCAGATATTTTGTCATGGTCTCAATGCGCTTTTCAAACTTCGCCTTGCTGTATCCGAATGTTCGGGTCAGCTCCGTTGTGATCTCCATGCTGATCTTCCGGGCCATGTGCTGTGCATCAAGGCGGGATGGTGCACGTTCATGCTTTGGGATGGACATTTCTTCACTTCCTTCCGGGCTGTCTCAATCCTGCGGTACAGGCCCGCAGGATGTTCGATCAGCCGATCAGCCCGACAGCAGGCCAGACGCCACCGGCGTTGCTGGCATTGTTGCAGTTCGCAGCGCCGCTGCCGTCGCAACACGCAAAACCGGCTGCCGAGACGATGTCTCGCAGCCAGCACCACTGGTCACGAACGAAGCTCATCCACGGAGCCAGCCGGAAAAGGGGCAACTGGCTCTTGTCGATGGTATAGTTACGGCAGGTGTTCCACGGGTCAGTGCCGTCCGGCATGGGGCTGAACTGTCTGCCGCCATAAACCATGTTTTCGCACATCAAGTCAACGGTACTGTCGTACCAGTCGGAGCCGGTAGGCTTGCCGTTGGTAACGGCGTTGATCAGAAATTCGCGGTGATTCAGGATGTGAGCAGAGCCAAAAGCAGTGTTGAACGTGGTCTTTGCCTGCGTCAGACCGTTCTTGTACAGGTCAGAACCGACGTAGCCGCCCTCGGTCGTGTTGGTGGGGTTGAACTTGTAGGTGTACAGTTGGCTGCGGGGAATGACTACGGCGTGATGGGTATTGCAGGCCGTGTCGCCGCACTTATACCAGTAGTCAAAGGCTGCGATGATGTAGTCCATGCCACCGATAGACCAGTAGTCACCAAGGTACAGGTCTTTGAACGTGCCTGCTTTGATGGCTGCCCACTGCTCGCTCGTGACGCTGGTGCCCAGTGCCTTGCCCCGATAGACCATGTTGTGGGTTGCGGCGTTGTCCTCGATGCTGAGGGCAGAGCCGCCGCCGGGCATAACCAGTGGGCCAGTCAGCGTACCGCCGGACAGAGACAGGTAGGTTTCCTGTGCTTCCTTTTGCAAATCTTCTTTGGTCTTGTCAATCTTGGTGTTGACCTGCGCGATCTGCTGGTTCACCATCTTCACGGATGCAACGGCGTTCGGGTCAACGGTTACGGAAATGTTGGCAAGGTTCGAGATTTCCATAATGCCGTACAGCTCAATGGAAAAATCGCTGTTCTCCGTGTGGGACGGGATTTCCACGCCGCGGTCGTCCTGCATAATAATCAGCAGGGTTTCTTCGTCATTGTCATCGGCCAGCTTTGCATAGATACCTACCTGATGCAGGATGTACCCGGTTTCCACGCTCTCATTGGTGATCTGGATTTTGATACGCTTGCCAGCATCGTTGCCGCTGCTGTCGGTTGCATCCTCGATGCCAAGGATTTTAAGGGTCTGCTTCTGTTCCTTCACGTCGGTCAGAGCTGCCAGCGATTCCGCCGCCGTGGTGCCGGAGCCGCCCACGGCTTTGGTGATCGTCATGGTTGCGCCGGACAGAACTTCGCTCATCATTTTCGTGCCGACGTTGGTATACAGACTGTTGTTCCAACTCATGTGTTCATGCCTCCGATTTTGATTTCAATTTGTTGCCGTACCGCTGCCACGCCTACCGGGGCCGGGGCCGTTGCGGTATGGTCTACCGGGCGAATATCGCCCTTGATGCGGGCTGCCATCTGCATACGGTACGCAGCACAGCCCACCGGGGCGTATGTGGTGGCCTTGTGGTCTTTTGGCCGCAGGGTGCCGGTGATCCGGGCAGATACTCGCTGCGCCGTGCCGTGGTAGCCGGTGCCGATGTAGGAGTGAGCATCGCTGTTGAAGATCAGGTAGCTGATTCCTTCCAGATGTGCCGTACAGCGGCGGGCATACCCCAGCAGGCTTTCCATCCTTTTGATGGTGTAGTAGGCAATGTCGGCATTCTCCGTGATGTTCACTCGGAGCCGCCAGTGTCCCGGTGTGCCGTTGTAGTCGTACCACTCCACGATCTCTGAGTTCGGATAGATTGCGGAGATTGCCTGCTTCACCGCCCACTCGGTGCCGCAATACCGCCGTACCTCCATGGCCGTCTTGATAACTCTGCGCTTGGTGTCGATGGGGTAATCATCCCTGTACCAGTCCACCTTGAACTGCACCGCCAGAATATCCAGAATGTTCTCCGGGGCTGAATCAATAGCCGTGTAGACAAAGACTTTGCGGACCGCTTCCAGCTCCTTCTTTTGCCGTTCCCGAAACACAGCATCCAGCACCTTTACCCAATGCTGCTCTGCAATGCCGGGCGGCAGGCCCTCGATCAGGCCCGTATCTTGGAGTTTAATCATCTTCGATTCCTCCGTAGACAATGTTGCAGCTTGCCATCTTCGCTACTTGGATTTCAGATACTTTTGTATCCACCGGGGCCGTCAGGTGCGGGCGTTTGGCTCCCGCCTCCCGGACACGCATAATAAGCTCCGCCGGGTCAATATCCCTGCCGATCTTCCTCTGCCATGTCTGGTAGCTCTCCACGGCCTGCTTCACATTCGCCTGGATCGTGGAAGCATTCTTCGTATTGCTGGATGCAATGTAATAGGTCAGGTCGATGTTGTACGGTACTTCCGCCGGTGGCGTTCCGACAACCAGATCACCCATTGGCTTCTTCACCTCAGCAAAATACCGTTCCAGCTCCCGGCATTCCTCCGTGGTGGGCAGGCGACCATTCGCCAGCAGGAAATAGATGTAGATGGTATAGCCATCTTCGCAGATGATCTTCGTGTCCGAAATATCGCTGCGCCAGCTTTTGGTGAAATATTCGTACAGATCAGGCGGCCCGGCCACCGACGTGTTGGACGGCGCAAGATATGCCCGCTCAGTGAGGGAATCGTCGCTTTCCGTTTCGGTGCCTCCGCTTGTGGCGGACGTGTTCACCACGGATGCAACATACGGGATCGGGTCCACCAGCACATTGACCTCGCCAGCCGCAATGCCGGTGCTGTCTGCACCCGCATCTGCCGCCACCGCCGGAACGTCCACCGTCAGCTCGCCAGCCGGAATCTCTGCATACTCCGACGTGTAGAAATACCGTTTGTCCGCCGTGCGCACCTGCACCCCTTCCGGGATGCTGGTAACACTGGTTCTTTCAGCGGACAGGGTAAACCGCAGCACCGTCGTGGCACATCCAGCCTGCAACCGTTCCGTGCCAACCAGAGCAGCCACGTTGTCCAGATTGGTGCCTGTGCTGGTGGGGAGCAGCTGTGCTTTCAGAGCTGCCGTCGCATACTCGATCACATGGTGGGAGCGGTGCGCCAGCGTCAGCAGGAGAAGCCGTGCCTCATTGCATCGCGCCAGCGGGGTGCTTTCCGTTCCGTCAAGCTCCTTGTCGAACTTTGCATATAGGGCTTTGCAGTCCTCGACCGCTTCTTCCAGCGTTTCCGCCCCGTCAATGTCGATCTCGGGAATGTTTTCAAACTCTTTGATTTTAGACAAGCTCGTACACCACCTTCGGGATCACTTCGCCCTGTTTCAGTTTGCTTTCCAGCCAGTCCACCCGCACCACCTGTGCCCGGGGTTCAAATTCTGCTGTGCGTTCCGTTACCTCCCGCACATACAGGGCCTTTGCCACTTCCATGGGCTTATCAAGAAAAACACCTTGGTCAATGCCAAGGCTTCGGTCTCCCTCCTGACTGCCAAGAGGGGTTGAGTACAGCGTGCGCAAGCACCGGGTAACATCCTGTACTTCTTCCTGCGCTGCACTGTCTTCGGACAGAGCAAGCACCGTGCTGCCGATGTCGATCATCCCACATACTCCTTTATCGTCAGGTTCACCTTGCACTGCACCAGCAGGCCATGCTTTATCACAGCATCCCAGCTGTCGCTCATGCTGGTAATGGTGAACCTGTTTTTTGACAACGGGGCAAAGCCGATGATGAAATAATGGACTTCTCCGTTTTCCGTCATCTGCTTCAACCGATTCAGCATCTTCCTCGGATTCACGCCGTGGTCGGCATCAAGCAGAATGTCGCATGTGTACGCCATGAGCTTTGGAGCGATGTACTCCGACTTTGCCTTTCCGCCGATCACTTCATGGTCCACCCACTTTGCGCCGGAAGTCCCCTTGAAGTTGGAGAGCGTCAGCGTCCGCAGGTGTCCCACGGAGAATATCACGTCTCCGAAAATTCCCACATACATATCAGCACCTCCTTACACGGGCGGAGTAGTGTCGCCGGAGAGGCTATCCTTGTGCGTGTGGTTCACTAAGGACTTGCCGGACACCACCACATCGCCACCACCGCCGGTGATGTTCACCGTTCCTGCACTGGCCGTGATGGTGCTGGCGGACAGTTCCATGGTTCCCGCGGCCTTGATGGTGATTCCCGCCGGGGAGTTGATCGTAACCGCCCCGCTTTTGCCCACCGTTACCGTTGCGCCGCCCACTTTTATTTCCAGACTTTCGGCTTCGAGGATTTTCTTTCCCTTCACCTTATCCGTCAGTTCCTTTGCGTCTGCATCGAACTTTCGGTACGCCTGTCCGTTCTTGTTGGAATACTCCTTGCGGTATGTTCCCTTCTTGCCCTCTGCCGGTTTGTTTTTTTCGTTCCAGATCGTACCCAGCACGACAGCGTCTTCCGGGCTGTCTCCCGGGTGCAGAACCGCCACGAGGTCTTCCACCTCCGGCATACGGTATTCCCGATTGGAAATGAACGGCACTTTCTCGGTCACGGTATCGTCCCGATCCGGGTAGTGGACTTCACACAAAGCATTCTCGTAGTCGATGGAACTCACATAGCCAATTCTGAACTCGCTCATGCAAATTCCTCCTGTTCTACCTTGCTGGCCTTGATCTGCGTTTTATAGCCGCCAGAGGGCGAATAGCTGTGCTCCATCTCGTCGATGAAGTATTTGCCAGCCATTTTCCCAAAGCCCACCACATTGATGCACTGGGCAGATGCTCCCACCGGGTAGCCTGGAATGGTAAAGCTGATGGTCGTTGCGCCGTGGTTGGCGTTTTTCAGCTTTGCGATCAGCCGAGCTTTTGCATCTGCCTCACTACTTACCTTGCCGGATAATTTCAACTGCCGTTCCTCGGTACCAACCTTGACGTTGATGTTGATCTTCTTTTGCTTGTTGGTGTAAGTGTACACGCCACCGGTGTATGTCCCGGTCAGTTTCGTGCTCCACTTAAAGCTGCCCTCTTCCACACATAGAGCGGTCTGGTCTGTGAGCGGAGCTACCTCGTATACCGTCCACACGGCATCCTTGGCCTTGTACTTTTCCCGGTCATACACCCACAGCTTTTCCGTGTACACTTTTATAACCAGCGCATAGGTATCGCAGAGGTCTTGCAGGAACGCGCTGTCAGTGGCATCCTGCTCCTTTGCATCAATGTCGTGGTCGTCGCCGTCGAACTTCAATTCCAGCCCGTACCGTCCGGCGATTTCCTCCGCAATCTTCTTCACGCTGGTTTTCTTCCATGTGAAGGTGCGGTTTCGTTCGCTGAAACTGGTGTCGTTCGGCTTTGCCACGCCGCCCATCGTCAGCGTGTCCGGGGTGCTGGAAAAGCTCAGATCGTCCAGCACAAAAGTACCGCACTCGGCACTGTAATCCCGGTAGCTGCCGATGTTCCAGTCCTTGACGGCAATGGTCGGGTAGAGTTTCACGCCTTTCTCTGGCATCCAGTCGTTTTTCCACTTCTTGGCCCGGGCGTTTACCGTGATGCTTACGCTGTCGCTCTGGGATGCAGCCGCATCCGTATACCGAAAACTTTCAATGTCAGGGGCAATCTCTGCCGAAATATCTTTGTTCTCATATTTCAACAGGATTGCTGCCTGTCTTCCTTTGGGTCTCGCTGCTGTCAACAACATATCAGGCACCCGCTTTCCATGGCGGCAGGGTGCCGCTCTTTTCAGTTGGGAGGCCTGGTGTTGACAGCACCATCCCGGAATCGAACCGGGTAATCTCGATATACTCAGGGTTTGCCTGCATCAGCCAGTCGGTTTTCAACTCGCTGCCGTACACATTGTAGGCGATCTGGTCCCATGTGTCGCCGGACTTCGTTGTGTAATCAAGTGCCATATTGTGTGCGCCTCTTTTCACGTTCGTACCGTTCCACATACTCGCAGAACTTCTCGTAGCCCTCATCCAGCAGAGAGCGCAGGTCGTTTGCATCCATGCTGCCGTAGATCACAAAGTTCGGCGCGTAAACGTAGGTGTTACCGCTGGAACTGGTGTAGCTTCTCTGGTAGCCACCGCCGCCGGAGCTTTCGCCCTGCCCGGAAGAGCCAGAGCCACCAATGTTCGGCACGCTCACTTCCTGCTGCCGGTTCTGCAGGTTCTCCATCATGGCAAGGTTCTGCCTTGTCAGCTCAGGGTCGCCCGCCGTCGGGAACAGGGACACATTGCTCAGGTCGTAGTTATCCAGATTGGACAGCCGCTCAAGCTGCGTCTGCGCAACATCCGCCCTGCGGACAAGGCTCAGTGCCTGCTGCACTCTGGAATTATCCAGCACCTTCTGCGCCGTTGCATTGCCCGATGCCGCCGCGCCTTCCAGCGCATCCGCCGCATAGTTGGCAAGTTCCGTCGTGCGCCGGAACGCCACACCGAAGTCAGAGCCTTGGATCATAGCCGATGCAATGGGAACGCCCAGCATCTTGCCAGCCTGCATCCATGTGTCGATATTCTGCTCACGCTGAGAGCGGCGGAAACTGATGATTGCTTCGGTGCCTGCTTCGCCAGCCAGAGACGGCCCATTGGTAAAGCCGCCGTCCGCAAACTTCGGCAGGGTCACTTCAGTCAGGTTGAAGCCGAACTGCTTTCCGCCAAGAGCGGGCACCCAATCGGGAACCGTGAAGTTGATCTTGTTCAGTGTGCGGATGATTGCGTTCACCACGTTCACCACAACGCCGACAATGCCCTTCACCAGCCCGATGATGCCCAGCACCACAGGCTCCACCACCGGCAGCAGCTTACCGATCACGTCAATTACCGTCTTGATGGCATTCACAAGAACTGTGCCCACCAGACTGACGACGGTAGAAAGCAGCGGCATGACCGCCGGGATGCCCTGGTTCACAACAAAGCCGAACACCTCAACCAGCAGCGGTTTGATGTGGTTCACGCCGAGGTCTACGATCTGGCTGAATACCCCCGCAAAGGACTGGATCAGCGGCATGACCGTCTGGATGGCAGGCATTGCCGCCGAGAACACGTCGCCCAGATTCAGGCCACCGACGTTGAAGCCAGACAATTTCTGCTGGATGCTCTGTAGCCCTTCTGGGGTGGTGAGCTGGCCGAAGACCTGTTTGATTGTGTCTCCAATGCCAGAGATTTTCCCGGTGAACGCATCAAAGACGGCAAGGCCACCCTCGCCAAATATCTGGCCGACGATGTTCCGCACATCTTCAAAATGGTCGCCCAGCAGGGAGACCACCGCAACCATGGTTCCAAGGCTCGTAATCGCCGGGCCGAAGGTTCCAAGCAGTGACATAAAGCCACCGCCCAGCTTTCCAGCCACAGCACCAATGCCGCCCGTCAGGTTCAGGCCGCCTTTGCCAAAGACAGCCTTTGCGCCAGCACCAAGGACATTTCCTATAGTTGCCGTCGCCGTGCCCGCCGGGTTCGCCGCTGCGATCATGGCGTTCACCGCATTGGTCGGAATGTTCGCCACGTTGTTGATGTAGCCAGCCGCCCCGAAGATTTTCCCAGCAACAGCCTGCATCGGCTTCTTCTTCCCACTCGTCAACGCATCCGAATTCAAAGCACCGATCACGCCGCCTGCCAAAGAACTCAGCCGTCCGGCAATGCCACCCTGTCCAGAGCTGTTTGCCATCCATGCGCCCATTTTTGCAGATCGCAGGATATTTTCCCGGTTGCTCCACAGCCCCTTTCCGCCGGAAACGGTGTTCTGGAAAAGACTGGTCGGACTGAGCAGCCCCATCAAGTTGCCGACGGTGATTCCACCGAATCGTCCGCCGGGTGCGCCGCTGGCCTTGCCGCCGATTGTCAGGCTCTTCACCACGCTCAGTGCGGTGCTTCCTGCGCTATATGCAGCAGGAGCCATACTCATGGCTCCAAACGCTGCAATAATCGCAGCAATGCCGCCTGCCGCCTGCGGGCCGTTGTTCGCAAGATAGTCAATGCCCTTCTGAATCCACGGCAATGCCCACTGTGCTGCCGCCCCGATGCCCTCAACCGCCGTGCGCAGCAGCGGCAGGATGGAGTTTGCCAGGTTGGACAAGTCGGGCAAGTTTTCGTCGATGCCCTTGTAGATGTCCAGCTGCAACCGGGTCAATTCTTTCTGCGCCGGCAGGAAAGAATCGCCGAGGTCCTGCATCAGCACCGTTTTGGCGTTGTCCCGCATGGTGCGCAGGCTTTCTTCTGTTCCCGTATTGATTGCAAACTCTCGTTCCATACTGCCGGAGTATGCAGATTCATCACTCACTTCGGACAGCGTTTTCATCAGCAGGTCGAGGTTGTTTGTGACTTTTGCGCTACCTTCAACCGCCCACTGGTTAAACAGTGTGTTCAATGCGGCAATTTTCCGTTCGTCCGGCAGTTGGTTGATGGCTCCGAAGACCTTCATCAAGGTTCCCGTTCCGTCTTTCTGCATGGAGGATGCAATGCCCGTGGCCGTGAATCCCAGTTCCTCCCACATTTCATGTTGTGCTTTGGTTGCGCTGCTTCCCTTGGAGATGTTGGTATAGATTCTGGAAATCGTGGTGCCCGTGCGTTCCGTATCAACGCCTGTTGCCTGCATCGCTGTCGCAATGGCCGCTGTGGTCGAAGGATCAACGCCAGCCAGCTGGCCGATAGAAGCCGACTTGTTCACGCTGGACGCAATCTCTGCCGCCGTGGTAGCGTTATTGGCACCCAGATAGTTGATCTGGTTCATCAGGCGCATAACGTCATCATGGCTATAGTTGGTCTTGTTGCCCTCAGCGTCTCTCTTGGTGAAAGCAACTTCCCACTTTGCCATGTAGTCGCCAGCAGTCTGGTCATCCAAATCCATAGCGGTGGCGGCAACAGCCGTATCACGCAGAATACCGCTTTGCAGCTGCTCCGTTACATCCTTGCCAGACTGTCCCAGAGCAGCACTCATGGTCGTGATCTGTTCCGTGGTACGGGGAATTTCCGTACTCAGGTCTTGGATGTAATTCTTCATGTCGGCATAGTTCTGGGCGAATGTCTTGCCATTCTGCGCCATCGCATTGGATGCCTTGCCGGAAGCGTCCGCCAGACCATCCACATAGCGCATGACTGGGGCCATCTGTGCTTCCAGTTTTGCCGCCTCGTTCGTGACCTGCTTCACGCCAACCAATACGCTACCTGTCAGCGTTGCGCCGAGCGCGAGGCCAGTCTTTCCGACTACACCCAGTGTTTTTGCAACCGTACCCGCCAGAGAATTTGTGCTTTTCAACCCATCCGTCAGGGAGCCGGTCAATCCTTTTACTTGGCTGATGCTTCGTGCCAGCGAAGGATCGACCTTGCCCATGATTCGGATGCTGAGGTCTAGTGCCCCATTTCCCGCCATACGTCTGACACCTCCTGGCACAGTTCGATCAAGTCCTTCCTTGGCATGGAAAGATAGTCCGTCAGGTTAGAGTGCGTCGCAATGGACAGCTGGATCGCTGCTTTTCGCAGTGCCTTTGCTCCGCCTTTTACTCGAAAAAATCAGCGTCCACAGCGTCACGCAGCTTTGCGGCTTCGCACAGCGGCAGCCCGGTGAAGAAATCCTCCGGGTAGCCGGTGCCCATGCTGGCGATGATGCAGACGTACAGGTAGTTGCGGCCGGTATTCACCGGGGAGAAGCCGCCCGCCACCATACGGTTTTCCGCCATGGATTCGCTCATGGTGTTCAGCTCACCCACGCCGGAAAGGTCCACAGATTCAAAGGTCTTGCCCTTGATGTCCTCTTTGCTGTCACCGTTGTAGGTATAGGCGTTGTCGAACTTCACAACGTGGGTCTTGGGGTCGTTCTTGACCTTTGCGTTCAGGTTGTTCAGAATCGCCGTCTGCACCTGCTTGATCTTTGCACGGGGCATGAGCTTGAAGAACTCAACGGGTTTGCCGCTGGCCTTGGTTGCCACTTCCTGCGCAAAAGAGGTGGTAGCCTCCACTGCTGCCAGCGTTGCGATCTCGCCCGCCAGCTTCTTCTGAATGTCGATCATATCCTGGATCGTCATACCGTCCATGCCGGACAGGTCCACTTCGTCGTACTCGGTGCCCTCGAACTTATAAGGCTTTGCGAATTTCACAGTAAGATTACCCATCTTGATGTTTCCTTTCCTTAAAAAAATCAGCCGCCCCACACGGAGCGGCTGAAATCATCCTCATATCAGATCAGAGCGTTCACTTCGGCAAGGATGTCCTCACCGTCCACATAGTAGCGGCCAGCATACTTGTCGATGTCAATGACGGTCACGCCGTCGATCTCCACCAGATAGCGGGTCACTTCCAGCGTGGTGGAGCTATCCATGGTAGATGCCCGCTTCAGCTTGCCGGGGTCAAGCTCTTTCGGCTTGCCGCCCAGCACGATGCGCAGGCCCTTATAGGAATAGCCGCCGTTTTTGTTCTCGTTCTGCATGGCTGCACGCAGGGTGATCTGGACAGACTTTCCGGGATGCAGCATTTTGGTGGCGTAGCTGTACAGGGTGTTCCAGGTCAGCGTTGCCTCCATGCTCTCGAACTGGCCCGGCACAGGGCTGTCAACGTCGCCGCCGATGCCCATGCCGTTCACAGTAGTGGTTTTGTTCTTGATCTTGGGCAGAGTGACTTCATCTGCCAGACCGATCATCTTGTCGTCCCCAGTGTAGGCGTTATAGTTATTAACGACCTGCGGGACAAGATCGCTCGAAATGTTCAGGCTCATAGTTCATATCCTCCTATCACAGGTTCAGAGCGGTCACGAGGGAGGAAGATTCATACTCCATCGTGTTGTTGACCTGCTTCATGGGCGGGAACGGAGTGCAGTACATCCAGAAGTGGTAGTGGCCTGCCACCAGCTCTGCTTCGGTGTTCTTCTCCGTGTCAGCCACCATGCGGTAGCTGGCGCAGACACCGTTGGAGACATAGGTGCTGCCCTTCATGTTCTCGCTGTCGATGATGCTCTGCAGCCGCTTCGGGTTCATGGGCTTGTCCAGCTTGCCCATGTTGTCCAGCACAAAGCTGGTCCACGCATGGTTGAAGAAGCGGCGGACACACAGGAACATATCCTTGGGGTCCGTGTTCTTCGGGTAGCAGGCCGTCTCGTTGCCCCAGATCACGAAGTCGCTGCTGGAACGGATAAAGGTTGCGATTCCCTGATCGTTCAGGAAGGTGCCCTGCTCCTGATCCAGCAGCATCTCGGTGCCATCTTCCAGACAGGCGGCAGAGATGGGCACGGTGACGTTGGAGGGGCTTGCATTGGGGCAGTCATTGTTCTGGCCGTCGTTGTACACGGTTGCCGCTGCCGCCATGGTGCTGCCGCTGTACACGGTATCGCCCACCTTGCAGAAAAGCCACAGAGCGTATGCCTCGCGGGAGGTTGCGGTCTGCTTCGTCTTCTGTCCCGCCACGTCGGTGTACTTCTTTGCGCCGGAAGTGCCGCAATCGAGGTCGATGTAGCAGACGGCATTGAAAACGCCGTTGATCTTCCGGCACTTGGCCTGCAGTGCAGCGCACACCAGTGCATCCTTGGAGAAGCGGGGTGCCAGCAGGATGCCGGGCACTTTGCCAAACTTCGGGTAGACCTGACGGATCACCTCAAGTCCAGTTTCCTCCCCGGTGGCAGCACTTACGCCGCCCACGATGTCGGCAGCGGTCACCTTGGTCGGGTCCAGAATGGAGCCGGAAACGCTCAGCGTGGTTGCATCCTTGCCCTTGCCATCGTCGAGCAGGGCGATGTTCACAGTACCGTCGTCGTTGAAGGTGGCAATGTAATCCGTTTCCTCGGTCAGAGCCGTGGTGTCCTTTTTGACGACCAGCTTTTTCAGCAGCAGGCCCGTCTTGTCGATCTGCGCCACGCCGTCGTTGACCTGAACGGTGGTAGCATCTAGCGGGGTGGTATGCTTCCCGGGGTCCAGCACGTTGATAACGACAATGGGAGCCGTTCCCATCACCTGAAAGTTTGCGCTGATTGCCTCGCACAGAGTGTACTTTGCGAAGTCGTCAGACCAGCCCACAGCAGCCACAGCCTCCTTGTAGGTGCTGAGATACAGCGGGGTATTCACCGCAGCTTCCGGGTCTGCCAGCTGGTTGACGGGCGCAGTGCCCACGATAACCTGCAGGCCGGAGCTTACCTGTACCGGCGCAGAAACGCTGGTGGTCGCTTCGGTCAGGTTAAAGCCATGAGAAGTAGCCATTGTTTCATCCTCCTATCACAGCACAGAAACGGCGTTCTGGTAGAGAAGGTTCTCTCGGGTGCCGTTCTGCTCCACTTTCACCCGCATCTCTGCGAGCTTTTCACGAGGAACGATCAGAGCTTTTACGACCGGGTGTTCCTCTGCGATCTCGGCCAGCTTTTCGGGGATGCCGTCCACAAAAACGGTGTACTGCGGTGCAACGCCCTTGATGGTCGGGCCGCAGTAGGCAACAGCCTGCACCGCCGGAGCCTTGTCCACTGCGGCAGCGGTTTTCTTTTCGTCACTCATATCAGAGCCTCCACTTCTTCGTTTCTCAGACCGTTGGGGGTCTTGCAAACGAGATTCACGATTCCCCAGTAGTAGTAATCCATGTCATCGTCGGAAAGCTCCCACTTGCGGGGATACGTCACTTCAAACGCACCGCCAAAGACAGGCTTGCGCTTGAAGTGCTGCATGATAGTTTCCTTGATGTTCACGGTATCTACATACCCCTGTCGGTCTATCCCGCGGTCATAGCAGCAGATCACGAGCTGGATCAGCACAAGCTGCGGGTCCTGCTCATTGTTCTGCTCACCGCTGGTCTCGATCACGATGATGCAGGGGTACATGGAATCGTTTGTGTCCACATCATCGTCGTCATTTGTCTGGATGGGAAGGAACTGCTTGAAAACCTGCAGGGGCTTCGGGCTTTCCTGCCCGTTGAACCTCATATCCCGAAACAGTTCTTTCAGTTCGTCGATCATAGCCTGCTGGCACATCTCGCTGGTATAGCCAGCGATTTTCTCCGCCATATCAGATCACGCCCTTTCTCTTGGCATTGGCGATCAGCTGCCGCACACGGCGTTCCGTGTTCTGCTGCAGCATCTGCTCCACCGTCTGCTCCTGCATCTCCCACACGGTATGGTGCATGGCAGAGCCGGAAGGACTGGACAGCGTTGCCAGCTTCTCGTTTGGTTTCCAGCGTTTCTTTCCGTTCTCCGTGTAGTCCTTATCCGCAGGTACACCGAGCTGACGCTGCACCATGCCGACGTGTCCCGACTTAAACTTCACAAGGAAACCTTTGCTCTTTGCGCTGGTTCCGCCGAGGTCTATCATCGGGCTGCCTTTCAGGACGTGAGCCTGAAAGAACGGTGGCGCATTGCGAACAGACGGTCCCATGTAGGGTTTCGTGGGGCTGGTTCTGAAATATCCCAAATCTGCCCGGAATGCGCCGGGGTCGTTCTTCATAATGGCAAGGATTGCCGCAGGGCGGCGGTTGGTCGCTTTCTGACGCTGGCGCAGGTCTTCAATCATGCGCTTTCCGGCAGCATTGAGGTCGTATCGGTTCTTGACTTCCTGCAGCATGAGCTTTCTCGTCTGACGTGCGGTGGTATTGATCGCCACCTTCAACGCCGCCGGTGCCTTATCTGCCAGAACGCCGAGTGCCCGATAAACTTCCTCATCGTTGACGGAAACCGTCATGGTGGAAGCATCGTACCCAGTTTTGAAATACGCCATTTACCTCACCCTCTCAAGCTCCATGCGGTACACGCCAGCTTTCAGGGAGCAGGATTTGATTTTGTAATCCCGCTTCTTGTCCAGCGTTATGAGCTTGTCATTCTTCGGCATGGGGCCGTAGTCCTCCTGTTTGACGAACAGGAGCAGATCGGCCTTGTACATACCTTGGTCGAAGCTCTGCTTTGCGCCTCCCTCCCAGTGTGCTGCACGTTCGCCAACGCCCGGGTGCTGTGTGATGCAGACCATCTCTTTGCTGTCCACAAATCGCTTTTCTGCAAACTCGTTCAGGTTAAAAAAGACGTTCTGCACATCCAGTGCCACCCTGTCTTTGAACGTCGGCAGCGGCTTCGGGGTGCTCGGCGTACCGTACTCTTCATCCACGTCCAGCATAGTCTTAGCACACCTCGGCAACCAGCCAGCTGTCCACCTTGTCAGGGATGGTCAGGGGGCGGGTCTGCAGTTCGAGGATCATGCGGTCAGGACCGTGCTTCACATAGGTACGCAGCAGGCGGTTGGTCTGGGCGGTGATGGTGCGCTTGGTGTCGTCGATGTAGGAAGTCAGGCCGTAAGCACGCATGAAGTTCGGGTTGGAGGGCAGCAGAGCGATCTTGTTGTCATCCACCAGCCGCTTGGTAACGGGGGCAGAAGGATCGGTCCAGTCATCCAGATAGACCTCACCGTAGGTGTAGATGTCCAGACTGGGCTTGCTCAGGTGGCCGATATAGCGTGCGCCGTTGGGCAGGTCCTTGGGGTTGATGATGCCCAGTTCGATGCGGCGGTTGTCCAGCATACTCTGCACATTGGTGTCGGCCAGGAAGTTGCGCAGTGCGGTCTTGCCCATGACAACGTGATCCACATTGGCAAAGCCGTTTTCCAGCACCTGATCCACCCAGTCTTCCAGATCATCCAGAGGCTTGGCGGCAGATGCACCCCACTTCTTCGTACCTTCCAGCTTCACCTTGTTGGTGAAGCCGAAGTCGATCACCTTGTTCACGCCGGGGCCGACAACAGGAATCTGGCCGTCCATGATGGTACGCACGGCCATCCACTCCTCGCGGCGGGTGGCGGCATCGTTCAGACGCTGGTAGTCTTCGATCAGCTGCTTGGCAGCACGCTCTTCGGGGGTCATGCCGGAATATAGGTCCTCGCCGGGCATACGCTCCAGGGCATCGTTTGCGGTGGTGACAGTCAGAGGGTTAATCAGGGGCGGAGTAAAGCTCTCGGTCTGATAGCCCTCATTCTTGAGCACCTGGCCGCCGACCAGAGGATGCACGAAGGAAGCCATGCGGCGGTCGCCCTTCACCACGTCGATGTCCACGCTCTTGGTGGCAAAGGTCTTGACGTTGGTGAAATAGTTGTCCAGGAAGAAAGTGCGCACCGGGGGAGTGGTGCGCACGACCTCGGCCAGACACCGAGGCTCATAGATGCTGATTTCGTTAGCCATAGTTGTTACCTCCTACTCACTTCAGGAAGATGCCCAGATTACGCAGGGCAACTTCAACGTCTGCTGCTTTTACGCCCTCGGGCAGTGCCAGACCGTCAGCGAAAAACTCCCCCGTCAGATAGATGGGCACTTCCTCGTCTGCCGCTGCGCTGTCTGCGGTGATGCCATACAGCCCGGTAACGGACAGAGGATTACTGCCGTCCACCTTGGCGATGGGCTTTACCTTGCCATCGGCCAGCAGCACCGGGGCGTGTGCCTCAACTGCCGCGCTGGCCTTTTTGGTGGCCTTGGCAATGCCGATGTCCGTGCCGGCAATGAAATACTCCGGGGCGGTGGAATAGGTCTTTCTTTCCAGATCCATGCTCATAACCTTGTCCTCCTTACTTCACACCGTTCATCTTGTGGATTGCGTTCATCAGGCCCTTTTCCTGTGCGTCTTCCGGCTTCGGGTCCGCAGGGGGCGGATTCTGGATGTCGTTTGCGCCAGAGTTCTGGGCAGACTTCTTCGCCTTGTCCAGATAGTCCTTGCCCTGAGCGTTCTGCTTTGCCTTCATGTTTGCGATCACCGCCTTGGCAAATGCCGCAGAATCCATAGGCTTCACGAACTTCGCCTCGTTTGCCTCGTCCTCAGCACCGGGCAGGGTGCTGTCCTCGATCTCCTTGATGCGGGTACGCTCTGCAGTGGCAGCGTCATTCTCGATCTGCGCCACCATATCGGGGTACGTCTTGCGGAGATCATCAACGGTCTTGATTTCCATGTCTTTTACCTCCCCATGGTCGTTGTGTCCCGGCAGCTCCGCCGGGGTTTTATTTTCAGGCCGGGCAGCAGGCTTTTTTGCCTTTGCCCGGTTTCTGACAAATTCGGGTGCCTCGTTGAAAGGCAGGTGGGTGCCGACGCTGTTGACGAACAGGATGCCGTTGCGGTTCTCCACCACAGCGTCTTCCTCAGCGTCGTCCACCTCGTCCACAAAGCCGTTTTCCTTGGCTTCATCTGCCGTCCACCAGTTTGTTTCATCCATCCACTTTGCGCACTCGTCTGCATCGTGGCCGGTCTTCTTGGCGTACAGGGAGACAATGCTCTCTCTGGTAGTGTCCAATGCTTTCAGATAATCCCGCATCTCAGCCGCCGTCAGGTAGCCACAGATTCCCATACTCACCGGGTGGACCATGTAGGTGCTGTCCGCTGCTGCCACCACCTTGTCGGCGTGGCAGGCAACGATAGTGGCTGCACTGGCGCACAGGCCGTCGATGTGGGCGGTCACAGTGGCAGCATTGCGTTCCAGCTGATTGCCAATGGCCTGAGCCGCAAACACGTCACCGCCGCCGGAGTTGATGTACACGGTGATCTCGGTCACATCGCCCAGCGCGGCGAGATCGTCCGCAAACTGTTTCGGGGTGACTTCATCGCCCCACCAGCTTGTTTCGGAAATGTCGCCGTAAAGAAAAAGCTCCGCTTTCTGGCTGTCAGCCAGATTGCAGAACTTCCAGAACTTGTTATTTGTCGTCTTCGGGGTCATCTTGGAACTGGGTTTGCCCATCGCACCCTACCTCCTTTATTTTCTCCATTTCGGACTTGCGCTGGCGCATATTTGCCCGCCAGCTTCCGCCGGTCATCTGCGCCGTTTCCTGCTCGGCAGTGCTGATGCCCTTGTCCATGCGCAGGATCGCCGCCTCGATTTCTTTCTTTGCGTCCAAGTTGGTTCTGGCCGGACCATTCCATGTGCAGCCCATGTAGGCTTTCGCCACCGCCGGATCATCAAAGAATCCCGGGGCATTGATACGCCCGCGGGCCACCGCCTCGGCAAACCACTTTTCGTAGGTCGGCTGGCAGAAATCGTCTGCAAAGCTGTCCCGCAGCGTTCCGCAGGTGCGCCAGAACTCGTTCAATGCTCCGCGGCTGGCGGAGTAGTTGGACGAAAACTTTTTGTACAGCACCTCCGACGGGATTTCTACGCTCGTCGCCACCTGATTGGACATCGCCATCATAAAACCGTCGTAGGTGGTGGTCGGGTGCTTCGGGTCGATCAGGTTTGCCTTTTCGCCCGGGGCAAGGTCAAACACCGCCGCCGGGCTGAGGTTGATTGCCAGCTCATCGGCAGGAGTGTCCGGGTTGTCCGCTTTTTCGGGCGGGTCTTCTCCGAAGGGAGCCATATCGCTCTGCCCATCTCTCTGGATGAACAGGGTAGCGCAGGACGAAACGATTGCAGCGGAAAGCTCTGCGTCCGTGTATCTTCCCATCTGCTTCAACGTGGGCAGTGCGGGAGCCAGCAGTGGAACGCCGCGCCGCTGCCCGGCACGTTCTCTCTGTGTAACACACAGAATGTTCGGTTCCCCGGTCTCCGGGTCATGCGCTTCCACTCGGGTCCACTGCAGCGGCACCGGGTTTTCGTATTCCAACGGGTGCCGATTGGCCACCCAGTAGGCAACGATTTCTCCCGCCTCGTTGGTCTCCACTCCCTGCACAATCTGAAACACGCTCTTGCCGTTTACCTTTCCGGGAGCCAGATGATCCGTGCGATCAGGGCTGCACACCTGGTCTGCTTCGATCAAGCGCAGCTGCAGCGCATACGGCCAGTGCGGACGCTCCCGAAACTGAACTGCGGCAAACACATCTCCGTTCATCAGGAAGCTGGTGAACGCCAAGGTCTGCAAACGCCAGAAGTTATCCATTCCGCTTGCATCACAAGCCGTACTGTCCGCCCAAAGGCTAAACTCTCTTGCAATCTGCGCTTGCAGCTGGTCGGCTTTTTCTTCGGTCAGATGGAGATAGTCGGCATCCACCTGCGGCGTGGGCACCAGCCCGCTGCCCACCACATTGGTGCGCAGCGTCTTGATGGCACCCGTGGCAAGCGGAATGCCCATATAAGCATCCCGGCTCCGTTTGCGCAGGATTTCGAGGTTGTCCTCAATGTCTTCCTTTGCGCTGCCGCCGCCGACGCGCCAGCTTCGCATAGAGCGGGATGTGCGGGATGCACCATAGTTTCCATATCCCGTGCCGTTGTTCAAGACGGACAGAGCAGTACGGGCCACGGCGCGGCGATACCCTTTTTCGGGGGAGATTGCCGCGATTGCTTTATCCAGAATATTTGCCATGGTTTCACCGCCTTACACGTCATGGGGCGAGAAGCGATACATACGGTTCCTGCCCCGGTTGCGCTCTTCCCGCTCTGCCTCGGCCACCTTGTTTTCCCAGAAGATGATAGTTTCCCGAATCTGCTTTAAGCTGGCCCGGTTAAGCTGCATCTGCTCGATCTGGTAGCTCTGGCCTGTGGAAACAGCTGCTTCCGCTTCCAGCCACATTTCCAAATGCCGCTGTGCGACCTCTTTTGAAATAATTGCCATCGGTTAGATTCCTCCCGATCTTCTTCTTCGGTACTGGTGCTGCTGCTTTGCAGGGCGGGCAGTTTCCTCGCCGGGCACTTCCAGACCTTGCGGGTTCGAGATTTCCAGTGCCGCCGTCGCATAGTTCCGAACGTCGAAAGCCTCATTGCGCTTTTGCGCCGGGTCTTTCAGTTCCCACCGTTCCACCTTGCGCCCGCCTTTCCAGCGGGTCACTTTATGCTCTGCGGTCAGCATCTTGAAATAAGCCTCGTCATAGCCTGCATCCTCTGCCGCCGGAAAGTGGCAGTAGTTCGGCCCCTTGATAAGAACTTTGAGCCGGGCAAGGACATGGTTCTTGCCGGTGTCAACGCCCAGCGTGAACAGCTCACCTTTGACCCGGTTGTTCTTGGTCGGGTTGCGGATGTACGGAACATCCATACCGCCGCGGCCTTTGATTGCCCAGATGTGGCGGTCTTCCCGCTCTTTGCAGAATCGAATGACCTGATCCGGGAAATGTCCGCCGCTGTCCATGCAGACAGAGCGGAGGGACAGCTCTGTACCGTCCTTCTTTTTCCACGTCTGAGATAGGAACTCGTCCAGATCAGCCCATATCTGACCCCGTTTCAAATCACCGAAAATGCGCTGGTAGCGGATGCCCCAGCTTTCTTTGCCGATGCCCCAGCCCACCACTTCGATCTCGAAGCGGTTGTCCTGCGTATCGACACCGGCGGTCAGATAGATCACGCCGTCGGGCACCTCGGCCTCGTAGAACTCCCGACGGTCGATCAGAGCAGCGGATTCCACGGTTTCGCCCGGTTCCTCCCACGGCAGCCCAAGGTTTGTGTTCACGAAGACCTGCATCTTCTCGTAATCGCCGCGGGCAGCGTCCAGATCGGCAGCAATGAACTTTGTTACGATCTCGTCCCACCCGCAGAGCGTGGACCCCATCTTGTTCATGTGGAAGCCGCGCACAGAGCGTTCCGGGTGCTCCGGCACCCACTTGCCCTTTACGCTGCCTTTCTTCCAGCGGTATTCGTTGTCCAGACAGCCGCACTCGGCGCAGCGGTACTGCACACCGCCGTCCGGCCACTTGTCTTTGTCGAACACCATGTTGTCCCACACGAGCGGCTGATAAAAACCGCAGTTCGGGCAAGGCACCGTCCATTCTTCTTGCGTGGAGTTGTTGAACTCGTCCAGAATGCGGCTGGCGGCTTTTGTGGTCGGGGTGGGAACCATGACCGTTTTGTAGTCCCAAAAGGTCGTCTGGCGTTCCTCTGCCAGCATGACCGGGTCGCCCTCTTTGCCTGCGCTGGCCTTGTAAGCGTCCACCTCGTCTGCCAGCAGCACTTTGATGGGGCGGCTGCGCAGGTCTGTGGGGGCATTGGCTCCCACGATGACCAACATTCCGCCGGGAAAATTCTTTTTTGTGATAGTGTTGCCGGAGTATCTGCTCTTGGTGTTCACCAAACCCCGGAGTGCCGGCGTATCTCGCAGCATCGGGGTCAGGCGGTCTTTCGAGAAGGACTCGCCCAGATTCACCGTGGGCTGCATCACCATGATGGATGCCGGGTGGTAGCTCATGTAAAAACCGACGGTGTTCAGGACAAGGCCCTCGGTCTTCCCGACCTGCGCACACATCATGGCAACCACCTTGCGGATGTGAACGTCTCCGATAGCATCCATGATCTCCCGCTGGAACGGCGCAGCGTCCGTGTTCCACTGCCCCTGTGAAGCCGAAGCCTCAGCAGAGAGCTTTCTGTATTTATCCGCCCACTGGCTCAGTGACAGGTTCGGGGGCGGTTTCAGCCCGTCCAGTGCCCGGCTGAACATCTCCAATGTCTGCGGTTCCAGGTGGATCATTGCCATGGTTCCCGCCTCCCTTTTTGACGCACTGCCGGAATGGGCAGAATGCCGTGATCTCGTTCAGCCGGGTGCCCCATACGCAGCCCCGGCATTTATTCTTCCTGCTCATCTTCCGGCTCCTTCTCTGGCTCGGCCAGTGCAACATCCGGGTTGCTTAACTCAATGAGGGCTTCCTCCACCGCTTTTTGCAGGATGTCGTGAGCCTCCACCGGGTCTGTGAGCTGCGCCATGGTCTTGGCGTATTTGGTCGGGATGGTTTCCAGACGGTTCTTGAAATTGGCAAAGATAGCTTTCAGACCCCGCTCCACATCTTCGGTGCGGTGCAGGTCGCCTTTGGCTTCCTCCATCTTCATTTTCTCGATCTTGCCCCGGGTCTCTTCCCGGTCCGCCCGGGCAGCCGTGAGACGGGATGAATCGTCCTTGTCTCCGATCTTATAGGCGAGATACTGTTTGACGACGGTTTTCATGTTGAAAATGCCGGGCCGTTCCTCAGACAGCACACCCTCGTCCCGCAGCTCCCGCACCCGGCGTTCCGTTACGCCCAGCACTTCCGCCACGGCCTTACTGGTGTATAGAGCCATCTTCGTCACCGCCCCCCGGCACTTCGCCCGTTGCTCTGATCCGCAGCAGCTCTAACCGCTGGCGTTCCAGCTCCATACGGCGGTCGGCTTCTTCCGCCGCCCGCAGCGCGCCGGCAACAGCGGCAATGCGGCCCTGCGTTTTGTACAAAGCATCCTGCAATTTCAGAATACGGGCAAATGGGGTATCGCGGCTGTACATCCCCATGGTCTGTACCTTGCCGTCTTCCTTTTTGCCCGTCTTGCCGACCTTGCCCGGAACACGCATATCCAGCACGCTGGATGTTATCAGCGTGTCCGGGTCCATGTCCTCGTACTCTTTGATCTTTTCCAGAATCTTCAACTCCCGCAGTTTGAGAAGACCCATCTCATGCTGCAGGGCTTCCACGCCGTTCCGGGGTGCATCATCAAAGGCTCCCTGTTCCGCCGGGGTGAGCTTATCAAAAAAAATTCGGGAATAGGCACCGTCCTTCTCGGCGTTCAGGTTGCCCGCCGGTGCCCCGCCGCCGGAGTTGCCCGCGGCGTTCTGGTTTCCCGGCTGTCCGCCGGGCTTCCTGTCGGTGGGAGTATCCCACCCGTCTTTCGACTTCCACCGCCGGACAGTATCGTACTTGAGGTGCAGATCATCCGCCAGCTGCCGGAGATTGACTTCGCCGCCCTTTTTCTTCCGGGCCATGTACTCAGCGCGGGCGGCCTCTCGCTCATCGCTTCGCCTTGCCATTTATGACCCCTCCGTTTTCGAGCAATAAAAAATGCCCTGCCAGACAAAAAGTCTGACAGAGCATCTATGTGGTGCCGCCGGTCCTGCGGCACACCCGGATATGAGAAAAGCCCCTCGGTGCTTCCACCGTGGGGCTTCTTCCATAAATCCACTGTACCAATTATACCACTAAAAACGTCTCATAGTGTCTCATCTTTTGCCCCAAAAGGCTGTTTCGGGGCTTGTAAATGTAAACATTCTGTGAACTGCCACCATTTTGCCGCCTTTGGTAAGATGGTTTCAGCTTGCAGTATTCTTGCTGTCTTTCCTCCTATACAGGTTCAGCAGGATAATCCCCAATATTGCGAACACCACAACAAATACCAGAATCGCTGCTATAAACGTGATGTTCGGGTGGTCACTTACCCAGAACTTATAGAAGCCGCTTCCGACCTTTGCTTTCTTTGCAAACCACATTCCACTGAACAAGATCAGCAAAGCCATTATGACATAATCGCACAAGAACACCACCGGGTATCGCTGCACTACGTTCTTTGCATTTTCGTCAACGGGTTTTCGCAAGTGAGTAATCCGTATCACAAAATACATAAACCCAAACAGCAGGTTCATCATGCAGAACGCCCATGCCATTGCCAGAATCAGAATCGGCAAAACCGAATCATACTTATCCAGCGTACCTTCCAGCGAAGTTACCATGCTTTCCAAAGAGGATATGCCGCCAAACACGATAAAGGATAACGCCGTAAATATTGAGATAAGTCCCACCAGTTGTGATGTCATTTCCTTTGTGATCTCCGAGATTTTGGGGTCTAGTGTCGCATGGACTTCATTCTTCACATCTTCTCGAAGTGCTTCTTTCTTACTCGAAAACGTCACCTGCTGCTGGTGTGCAAGGTTTGCGTGATCGTAAAACTTTATGACTGTGCGGTAAAGGTCTTGCCGATCTTCACTCTGCCAATCCTCATCTCTCTGGCTATGCTCCGTTGCATAATCCACAACCTCGCCCATATTCGACAGAAAATCCGAAAACTGCTGCTCATCCATTTTGAACACGCAGTTGCTTATTGCGGAATAGTAAATTCGATTGCGGTGTTGAGCAACGTACTCTTCCAATAGAGCAATCCATTCATCGCAGTCCATTCCAACTTCCGGGGAATGTGACAGCATCTCGCATAGCCCACCTACAGCAGTTTCCATTTCGTCAACAACTTTGCTGTATGACTGATGGTTCGCTGTGCCGACGACATTATTTCCCGCAACGATCACTTGCGGAGAGAGCTTTTTCGGTTTTGAATCGTCAGGATTCGCCATTCTTTGCACCTCTGAAATACTGGTAGATCGAATTTAGCGTGATTTCGTTATTGTACGGATTACGGCGTGCATCCTGCCACGGTGTTTGTGCATGGGTTGCATCGACCAAAGCCGAAGTCGAATACTTTGCACATTCATCCAGAATTTCATCAATCATACTTTGATCCCATGGCAGAATCGTCGTTGAGAAGTCCCGGTCAGGCGGAATCATAGCACCGCCATAATACCGATATTCATAATAAACTTCTCGAACAACAGGGCCAAAGCCCCAAGCCTCCATCTTTTCGTAAAAGCAGGGTGCGGCATCATGGCTGTTCACAACAAACTGAACCTGCACAAAATAGAGCAGCTTTTGCAATCTCAGATTGCTAACCGTCCGCCCCTGTTGTGCTTCGTGGTGAATGATATACCGTGCAACTTCAAGTGCGCTGTAAGTCATAACCATGCCCCCTTTCAAAAGTATAGTTGATGATTATAGCAAACAATTTTGACAAAAGAGTGAACTACTTTGGCACTACTTTTTGCTTTGCTTTTATTTGCGTTTATTCTATTATATCAAAATTTCCTCCGTCGGTGTTCACGAACATTGCTTAATTTTTTGTGTACTTTTTCTAAAATCGTTCCAATATTTTTGGCAGGAAATTTATAGTCAGTCCTCTTGACATTGTGAAAATGCGTGTCCCACCCGATTTTGTTGACCTCAACAAGATCGCTGTCGGGATGTTTTGGCGGCACCGACAAATCATCAGCCGCTTCCAAATTGTAAGCAGCCACCATTTTGTTGGCTCCACCAATATGGTATGCACCATCCCGGTGCCGTCACCGCCATGGTGCCCAAATCCCTGAAATTTTTGACCCGCCCCCTTATTTTTCGGGCCGGAGGGGGGAAGCCCTTCAAAAAAATTGACACCTAGAAAACTTTTGGGGCTTCGGAACCCGCATTCGCCCCGCCCCCGGGGGGGCAGTACCTTGCTCATCGGGGCGGCCGCGGGGCCGGAGGGGGCCGAGGCCGGGCCGGAGAAGGAAGGGGGCAGGGGGATAGATAAGGCGAGTTCTATCTCTCTAGGTCTAAGCCCTAAGCCTAAAGCCATATCCCGTTAGGTGGAGAATCTGACCCCTCTGGCGTTGGGCTGGCGGCGTGGTGCTGGCGGGCTGGCGGCTGGCGTTGTCGGTAGGTCTGGCAGGGGTGCGGGCAGCAGGGCGGCGGGGTCATCAGGGCGGCGGCGGGGTCCGGCTGGAAGGAGCAGGCCGGGCAGGTGATCGGGCGGGCGGTCCGCTGCTCATCGGACAGGCCGACACCGCCCAGGCCGGGCAGATCGGGCAAGCCGTCACCGTGGGCGGCGCGGTCCTTCCCGGTGTTGATCGGGGCGGCGGTGCTGATCGGGGCGGGCCGTGGGCAGAAGAAAAGCCAGGGCGGGCGGCGCAGGCCGTTCACTCTGGCTTTTTCGTTTCTGCTGCTGATCGGGGCGGGGCGGGTCCTTCCCGGTGCTGATCGGGGCCGGGGCCGTCTGGCACTGGTTCCGGCTGCACCTGATCCACCCGCACGGGGCACCCGGCACGGGTCCCGCTGGCACCGTTCCAGGGCGGCACAGTTTCGCCGCCGGATGATCCGGCAAAATGCCGCCGGGCGAAGGGGTCAGATTCTTCACTTAACGGCATATCGCCCCATCGGTAACGGTGAACTAGGTTCTATGCCGCCCTATTATCCCCCCTTAGCCCCCTTCTTCCCCGGATTCCGCCGGGGTGAATCCATCGCGGGCCATTCTTTCGGCACAAGCCTGCAAGATATAGGCCTGCACACTCTGTCCAGCCGCCGCCGCTGCTGCCCGGATTTCTCCGCCCCGATCTTTCGGGGGTCGAATCTGGATTGAATCGCATTTTGCAATATATCGGCTATTTGTGATTTTCTTTTTCTCCGAGATTGGCATTATATCACCTCTTTTCGCGCCTGCGTTTATTATATTATAGCAAATTTGGCGGCATTCCGCCATGCAAAAATCAACAAGCATTCCGTCATGTTTTTGTGCAAAACGTAGAAAGCATTCCGTCATGCTTGACAGTGGCATTCCGTCATGCTAAGATTAGGCCACAGCAAGCGAGCCGGACGACAAGCCGGAGCGGTTGCGAGTAAGCCGAAAGGAGTGAACCGCATGAGCAAAGAGTTTTTCCAGCTCCCCGAATCCGTCAAGCGGCGGATTTGGGCGGAACTGCTCAAAGAGTGGGCAAAAAAGAAGCCCGCCACCCACTGAGCAGGTGACAGGCTTGCAAGATGAATTTCCGAACGTCCATCTTGTAAGCCAGTTTACCACAGATCGGGGGTGACAGTCAAGCGGATGCCCCAGCGGGGCCGCACCGCTCCACCAAAGCGGCCCCGCCCCACTACCCCGGCAGCCCGCCGGGGCAAACCTGAAAAGCAAAAGGAGATTTGAACCATGAGAATTTCAAAGAAGATTGCAACCGCCGCCGCTGCTCTGGCCATCGCCGCCGGGCTGCTGGCCCCCACCGCTTCCGCCGCCTGTCCCTACACCGTCGGCCCTCTGGGGCGGTACATCGCCCCGGCTGAGGTGCGCGGGCTGTACGCCTACGGCGACCGGGTGCAAGTCTGGTGCAGCGACCTGAAGGACGGCGACGACTGGTTTTTTCTGGTGGATGCCGAAACCGATCTGCGCATCTTCGACCGGGTCCAGCTGGTTGTGAATGCCAACGGCACCCCGGACGATTTCAGCGACGACACCGTGGAAGATGCCTTTTGGAGCTGCTGCTCCATCGACGATTGACCCCCGCCGGACACCTTAGCAGGGCCGCACCGTAAAGCGACCCCGCCCCACTACCCCGGCAGCCGCCGGGAGATCATCCCGAACACCAACCACAACACGAAAAGGAGCAAGTACCATGACGAACGAACAGATCATTTTGAACGAAGCCGCGAAGCTCGACCCCGCCACCCTACACGCCATCGCAACGGCGCACCACACCCCGGAACAGATCGCCGCCATCGCTGCCAAGGCCACCACCACCGACGATGACGGCAACGAGAAGCCCGCCAGCGTCGCGGATGTTGAAATCATCCTTGCCGCCCAGCAGCTGCACACGATTGCCAAGTGGAACAGCCTAAAGAAGCGTATCCGCACCGGGGAAAAATCCCTCATCACCTGCTATCTGTGGACGTACACCACGAAGCCCAGCAAGGAACAGCGGGAAGCCGCTGAAGCCGAGGGCAAGGAAGCCACCCCCGCCCCGCATTACTACCCCACGAAATCCTACCTGTTCAGCTGCCTGCAGGTTGAGGACAGCAAGCCCGCCCCCGCTGGCCGGTTCAGCTCCACCGCTGAGATCATCGCCTATAACAAGAAGCTGGCCGCAGAGCGCAAGGCCGCAAAGATCGACCTTGACAAGCTCTATACCCTCTACACGGCAGAGTACAGCCGCCTTTACAACAGTGACGGCCCCGACGACGAAAAGGCAGAGCAGAACGCCGCCAAGGTCTTCGACGACAAGAGCCAGAACGACCCCGTTTTCCATGCCCTGGTTGATCGGATGATTCAGAAGATGGATGACTTCATCAGCAGTGACCGGGAAGCCGCCGCCTTTGTGCTGGCACTGGACAAGCTGAACGCCCCGGAACAGCCCGCACCCGCCCCGGCTCCTGCGCCCGTCGTCATTGAAGAACGCCACGAACTGCCGGAACTGGTTCACGTCGATCCGCTGCCCAAGAAGCCCGCCAAGCGCACCACCACGAAACCCAAGAGCAACACCGCCGCCCTCAAGCAGACGGAACGCAAGGCAAAGGCCGCTTTCCTGGCCGTGCCCGAAACGGACCGCAAGGCGCAGGCCGAAGCCCTCAGCGCATGGCGCAAGGCGCGAAAAGACGTTGCGGACGCTGAGAACGCCCCCGCCGCTGTGCAGCAGCTTGATTTTGCAAGCATTGCCGCCGGTCTGCTGGCATGACACGAAACCGCCCCGGATACTTTGGCAGGGCTGCACCGATGAAAGCAACCCCGCCCCACTTCCCACCGGCACAACGTCGGGGCACACCACGAAAAGGAGATGAACGCCATGCACGAAATTAAGCTCAATCCGCTGCCCGTCGTCACCGGCGACCCGGACGAACTGTTAGACCTGGACATCTGCGACACCTGCGAGTTTGCCACCACGCAAGCCGCCCGGATCGCCGCCATCTGCGAACAGGTCAAGCGGTACACCGTCACCCGGTACATCGCCCCAGGGCGGCAGATCATCGTAGCCCCCAGCACCCGCACCCCGGGCGGCTGGCAGGTCACGTTTTACCACGCCGACCGTCAGACCGGCGAGCTGGTGCCCATCGGCCACGCCGACCGGGACACCGCCGCCGGGGTTGCCGACGAGATTCCATACAACTACACCGCCGCGGATGCCGTGGCCTGACTGAACGAAAAGGAGAACGAACCATGAAAAAGTTTAACAACATCTTCGAGCAGATCAACGTGGAGCTTCCCGCCGTGTGGAAAATCCAGACCCTGCGCACCGAAATTCGGCTCAGCCCCTGCAAGGCCGCGGAACTCCAACCACAGATTGATGCCGCCCGCCTCACCATCATCTGCGCCCGCCGCGGCTACCTGTACACCGCTTGAACCCCCGCCGGACACCTCAGCAGGGCCGCACCGCAAAGCGACCCCGCCCCATCGCCCCGCCGGGGCTATCACGAAACACGAAAAGAGGTTCACACCATGACAACGCCAAACGATGCCCTGGACTTCTACCCCACGCCGGACAATCTGGCATGGGAGATGGTCCACAGCCTAGAAACCGAAATCCACGGCTTCCGCCGCTTCCCCAGCCCCGTGCTGGAACCGTCCGCCGGTGATGGGGCACTTGCCCGCCAGATTCACACCACGAGCGGCATTTACCACGATCCCAAAACGGGAAAGGTCCGCCGGGAGTATCTGGACAGGCTGGAAAAGGTTGATCTTGACTGCATCGAGCTTTCCAGTGATCTCCGGGCGAAGCTCAAGAAAGACGATTTCCGCGTGGTGCATGATGATTTTCTCACGTTCCGCCCCTGCAAGAAGTATGCGGCAATCGTGATGAACCCGCCTTTTTCCGCCGGGGCTGCCCACCTGCTCAAAGCCTTGGACGTGATGAAGGACGGCGGCAAAATCCGCTGTCTGCTCAACGCGGAGACGATCCGCAACCCCTGCACCAACGAACGAAAAGAGCTTGCGGCACAGCTGGAAAAGCTCAACGCCACAGTGAAGTACATCCCGGACGCTTTCAAAAACGCCCGCCGTGCCGCCCGGGTCGAGGTTGCGCTTGTGTCGGTGGACATCCCCGAGCGGGAGCCAGTAAGCAAAATCCGCCTGGAATTGCAGCACGAAACCACGGAACGCCTAAAGACCGATCCCGAACTTGCCGCGCTGGTATCTGCGGACCCCATCACGGCAGCCATTGAGCGGTACAACGCCGCAGCTGAGGGCATCCGCCGAATCTTCGAGGAATACAACGGGATCAAATCCCTGTTTTCCTCTGCCACGGCAGACGACAATGAAAGCGAAGTGCTTGCATTCAACCGGGACTATAACCAGGCGATCCGCCGCCTGCGCGCCCTGTACTGGGAAAAGCTGTTTGACCTGCCGCAAATCCGGGACAACCTCACCAACGATATGCAGAACGAATACCGTTCACGAATCGCCGAGCTTTCCGACTACGATTTCAGCACTTATAACATCTTGACCGTTCGGGAAGAAATGTCCGTCAACATCGTGCAGGGCATCGAAGATGAAATAATCGGGCTGTTCGACAACTGGACAAACCTTCACTACTGCTCCGAGTATTCAAAGAACATCCACTATTACAACGGCTGGTGTACTAATTCGGCTTACAAGATCGGCAAAAAGGTCATTTTCCGCTGCTGTGCCTTTAGTGACTGGTCCGGCAGGTTTGAACCGTCGTGGCGCGTGGAAAGCGCACTTTCTCAGATCGAGCGGGTGCTGCACTACCTGGACACCAACGGCCAGAAGTACAACGGCGACGAACTCCGGGCAGCCCTGAAAGCCGCAGAGCAGGCCGGGCAGAGCCAGAAGATCCAGCTTCACTACTTCACCGCCACGTTTTACAAAAAGGGCACCTGCCACATCGAGTTCACAAACGAGGACGTTTTGAAGTCCTTCAACCTCTACGCCAGCCAGAAAAAGGGTTGGCTGCCCCCGTCCTACGGCAAAAAGAGCTATCACGATATGCCCGCCGCTGATCGGAAGGTGGTGGACAGCTTCGAGGGCGAGGAAAGCTACACCGACACCCTCACCCGGCACCTGATCCCCACGAAATCCACTTTCTTACAGCTGAACGCATAACGAAAACGGACACTCTGGCAGGGCAAGCACCGTAAAGCAGCCCCGCCCCATCTGCCCCGGCATCCCGCCGGGAGTATCACGAAATCCAACCTCACGAAATACGAAAAGGAGCTGTCACGAAATGAAACTGAAAGAGACCCGCATTCTGGACGCTGAGGGCGCACGTTACGCCTGCATTGCCAATAACTACTGCACCCGGTGCGATTGTGAAGAATACGACCGCATCTTGAACGATGCAGCCGAGAGCAGCCGCAAGCCGGGCGGCATCACGGTGGACGATCTGACCCGCATCGCCGAGGCCATCAAAGCCCGCAGCGAAACGGACGACGATGTGCCCGCCATCGCCTTTGCCCTCTCCCGCCGCACCGTCTCCCACTTCACCGAAGCCTGAGCCGCCGCCCATCACGAAACACGAAAGGAAGGATTCGAGTATGAAAACCTATACCCGCCACAGCATTGCAGGATGGGACGTTTACACGGACGATGAAACCGGGCGCGTCCACCATCTCGTTGACCCGGATTCCAACGACCCGCGCACCCTGTATCCCTACATTCCCGCCGCCGGGGGTGGATGGGATAACGCCTGCGGCAGTCTGACGCTCTCCGCCCTGCGCGGCCGCATGGCACGAAACACCATCCGCTTTGCCTGATTTCTGCGCCCCGGCCACCCGCCGGGGATTTTGTGGGATTCCACACGAAATCTTTCTTGCGTTTTATTGCTTTTCTTTGCGTTTTGCCCTATCATGGTTGTAACGAAATCCAGTAACAAAAACCGACAAGGAGGTATTCTCATGTATACGATTCCTGCATTTGGCCCTTGGCCTGAACAGAACGCCGGACCCGACGAAGAAAAGCGGCTGACCAGTGCCCAGCAGAGCAAGACCAGCCCCACCAGCATTGACCGGGAACACGAAACCGGGGTTTTCTACGGCTCCGGCAAGCTGCCCTATCAGACCAGCCTTGCCGCCTGCACCTGCAACGATTTTGTGAAACGGAAAAAGCCCTGCAAGCATATCTATCGCCTTGCTATGGAGCTTGGGATCATCCCTCTGGACTATAAGACGGGCAGGAGCAGCGGCGAACGGAACGAAGCACAGATCAGCTTTGAGGACAGCATTGCCCTTGTGGAGCAGCTTTCCGAGGCTGCACAAAAGCACGTCGAGAATATGCTGTACTACACCAGCGAGCGGGTAGACGACCGCCAGCGGGCCGTTACCTGCTACGATCTCGACGTTTCCGAAGAGCTGCGCACGTCGCCGCTGATCCACGAAAATCCTTATCCGCTGGCCGAGGTGCTTTCCGACCTCTCGAAACCGAACCTGCTCATTCTCCTTGATGCCATCCGCCGGGAGGACAAACCCCGCCGCAGCGCAGCCAAAGCCAAAATCGTGGAGTGGACCGCCGCCAACGTGCCCATGCTGGCAAACGAACTGCCGCCGTGTGCATCCTTCTCCTTCGTGGAGGTGTTCGACAAGGCCCAGCGGGACGTTTACAAGTATCTGCGCCGCAAGTATGAGATGGAAACAGACTGGTGCACCGGGCTTGAATATCCCGCCGGAGCAGGTCTCCCCAACGAAAACGAACTTGTGTTTTACTTCCCGGAAGATCGTGTGACTGCCGCTCTCACGAAATACGGCTGCAACCGCTGCCTGCATGGGTACATCCCCACGAAATCGAATCGCTGATTTTGTACACGAAATTCACTTTTTTGTGATTGAATTGAACTTTTTCGTTATCAAAACTTCAACTCATTTACGAAAACCGCACGAAATGGAGCATTTTCATGGATGAAACCGAATTTTTCGCCCCGTGGCGGCTGGTTGCCGCCTTTGCAGACGGCTCCCGCCTGACCTTCGACGGATTGACCGAAGAACAGGCCAAGGACGCAATGGAGGCCGCCCAGGAAGAGCACGGCGACATTGGCTACTGGAACCGGGTCACGGATCAGAACTATGAGGACGGCAGATACTACAAGCTGATTCCCGAGCCGCCCGCCGTGCATATCGTGGACTTCACCGGGTACGATGGACCACTTGACGAGAACGGTTTCCCTGTCGGGCTGCCGGATGAAATCGCCCGGTACGCCAAAGAGCAGGGAGCCGCCCCGGATGCCCCGCAGATCATCCTCAAGCGCAACGCGCCGCTTGATTCTGAGAATCCGAACAAAAAGTAATCACGAAATCCAAAAAGCCCGCCAGGTCGATGACCTGACGTGCTTTCTCTATAGCACCCGGCAGGCCGCACAGCCCGCCGGGTAATTTCTTGCCAACTTTTCCACATTTTCGGGTAGTCGTGTTTGTTTTTCTGCGCCGGGTGGACACAATTTGCGGAAGCGCATTTGCGTGAGGCCCCGACGGTCGATCTCCCCTATAGGAGAATATCGCCCTCAAGCCACGCGTCTGCCCTGGGCAGGGTCTCGCGCACGTTATACGCGCGTGATAATAAGGCGGGGCACTCAGGCAGCCGTCCCACGCCTCGGCCAAAGGCCAGCAAAGCCACGTTTCGAAGCCGTTTTAAATGCTGGATGCTGTATCCCGCATCGACCTGCACTTCTGCCCATTTTTTGTGGCCGATGTAGTATTCTGTCAGGATCAGATTGTGGACACTGTCCAGGCGGTCAATTTGTCCCCGGATCAAAGCCTCGTCGGACTTCAAAAGAGCCTGCTGGCGTTCCAGACTGCGCAGCCTGTCGCCAATGCCCAGATCATCCATCTTGCAGGCCATCGCCGCGGTGCTGTCCCCGGGCCGCCCTCCGCCGGGCATACCGTCCATGTTGATGCCTTTCAGGGTGTCCACTTCGTCGTCCAGAGCGGCACACTGGCGGCGGATGATCGAAAGCCGACGTGGAATGTCTGCGCAATATTTCAGAATCGCTTCCGCCTCGTGTGTCTTCATGCTCTGCCTCCCGAAAAATCAAAATTCAGTACCAAAGATGGGGCCTTGCCCGTTTACCCGTTCAACCATAGCCCCCACGCCGTAGATGTCCTCCACCACACGGCGCAGCTTCTCGTAAGCTACCATCTCGCCGTCCTCGGACCATCCAAGGAACTGCTCGAAGTTGGAGCGGGTCTCCTGCATGACAGCGGCGATCTGCTCCACGGTATAGCTCATGTCGTGCAGAGCTTCCACGCAATACCGGGCCACCATGTCGGCAGCATCCCGGCGTTCGGCAAGGATTTCCCGCTCATTGGCCGTCTTGCCCAGCTTTCCCGCCGGGAGCAGGAAAGTTTCCACCATCAACGGTGTGGTGCGGTCTTCCAGTGCAATGCGGGCTTTCCGTGCCCCTCGTTTGTCCCGATCCAGCGTGTACCGTTCCGCCGCATTGTTCATCTTGACGGTCAGCACAGCCGCCTTTCCTGCATCAAAACCCAGAATGTCGTGTGCCGCTGCCACAAAGCAGTATGACACGACCTGCCCGATAGCCTCCCGGTTCAGCGATGCCGCCGTTTTGGTGCGGCCAAGGTTGATCTGTCGATTTACAGCATTTTGGATGCTCTGCCGGTAGTACGACGGCACTCTTGCTCTGCTTTTGCCCATGATGATTCCTTTCCCGCCTGTTCAGCCAGACGTTTCCATTCTTTGATCTCGTTTTTCGTGTCCGGGGTGATGATTTCCCGGAACACATAGCCCCGCGGCTCTGCAATCAGGTCAACAAACAGCCTGCGGCGGTAGATGTAGTCCCTCTGCGCCCGCCGGGTGAATTTTGACTTAATTTCCACCACTTCCACCGTTCCGTCGGCATATTCCAGCACATAATCCGCCGTATACCTTGCCGCCGGGAGGTGGACGGCGCAAAAATCCTTTGCGGGCAGCAAAGGAAAGGCAACGTGCGGTGTTGCCTTGACGATCCTGCCGGACTGGATGCCCGGCAGCACCGTGCCAATGTAAAAATCATACTCGCCCTTGCTCTCGAAGGTCTTTCCGATCTCCCCGGCAGTCTTGGCGGCAGCTTCCAGCGATACTGCCCCCTCCGGGGCTTTCCTTGCGCGGCGGTCGGCTATTTGCTTCTCTGCTTGGGCACGGTATCGAGGCGGTAGGTCTTCCAGTTCCAGTCTTGTGCTCACGGCTGGTTCCTCCTGTTTTTGTTCTTGGGCAGCTCCTTGCGGTACAGGCTTACGATCAGGTGACGGGTAGAGTTGCCCGTGATGGTGACTTCGCACCGATGCAGGGTATACCCCGGGTACATCCGTTCCCAGTACGCCCGGTCTTCCAGACAGTTTTCGCACACGTCTTTCAGTTTTGAGCGGCTCATTTTGTTGTCGTTCGGTCTGGGCATTTTGGGCGGCTGCAGGCCGTGGCTCTGCCGCCAGTGCCGTTTGCGGCGGTTCTTCACGATATACCGGGCAAGGCTCTCCACGCTGTTGTGGTCGAAGTGCAGCGGCTCACATCGAGCCATACCCCGGCCATTCCACGCCTGTTCCACCATTTCCCGGGTCAGCCCCGCCGGGTGCGTCATAATGACATGGTGATGGTGCCGTCCCAAGACTTCACCTGTCACCGGGTCCACGGTGCAATACTCCGTCACCACGACCCACTTTGGACGCTGGATGCCCTGTTTATCGCAAAGGCGGTACAGCTTCTTGATCGCATTGGAGAAATCCCGGTCAGCCCGGGCAAGGTCATTTGGGGCAGGGTGATGATCGTCGTCGTAGGTGTATGTAACCGAGAAATCACCGGGCCGGAAGTTCGTATTTACCAGCAGAACCAGATAGCGGCCAGATTTGCGGAGGTTGTAGGCTTCCTTCGCCAGACTGGTGGCGAGTTCTTTCTTCCGCCGGGTGCTGGCCTTGTGCTCCTTCTCGGAGACCTCGAAAAATTCCGCCTGCATGGTGGGCGCAGTGGCATAATCTTTGCCGCAGATGTATTTCTGTTCTCTGACATAAAAGCCGCCGCTCATACCCACTACGTCCTCCTTTCCGTGAACATCCTTTTGCTGAATAAAGGCAAAACCGCCAGCTGCCCGGGAACTTCTATGCTTGCCCCCGCCCCCGCTCTGGCAAGCTCTGCTGTCCGTTACGCCCTACTGCCGCGGGGAGACAATACAGGGGGTTCCCCCTGTACCCCCGTCACGGGAACGGCTTGCATAGGTCTTGACTAAATCTTGCTTAGACCTTGGTTAGATTACAAGCTAATTTTCAATCTAACCTCAAGCTACGTTCTCCGCTGGTTCTTAGTTTATCCTCGGTATACAAGCCCCTTGCCGCCTCGTCAGGGCGGCAATTTTACGACGGGCTTGCTTATTCTCTGGAAACGACTTCAAACTGTAGTCATTTCAAAACGAAGCTGTTGAGATAGGGCAGCACCTCGCCGCCGCAGTTGGACACAATCAGATTGAAATTCTTTTTGAAGACGTGGAAGTAAAGAGCGTTGCTCACGTCCTTCGATCCTTCGGTGCGCTGCTCCCGAATCATCCGGGTTGCTTGGTTCCTGGACAGCCCCGTGCCCATCAGGAGCTTTTTCATCCTCTTGGTCTTCATTTCAGTTCACCTCGTAGTCTTCAATGCCGTTTTCGTCCGTCCGCTTTTCCCAGTGTTCGCAGCTGTCCTCAACGTCGGTGACATCGGTGCAGTTCAGCGACAAGCCATTGAAGCAGACCCAGGTATAGCTTTCGTGCCATCGGCAGGTGCAGCAGGTCTTTTCAAATTCTATCTCACTCATAGCGGCACCTCAAATCTGTCGAATGTCGCACGGGCAGCCTCATCGCTAATCTCCATTTTACTGTGCTTTTTCTCAGGCAACGGTAACGGCAAATCTTCCGGCTTTACGCCTGCATTTTTCATCTTCTCTCCGCACTCACCGCAGTATTTAACTGCCACACAGTTGATGAAATGGCATTTCTTGCAACGGAAATGCTCACAGGTACACCGGCCCGGATTTAACTCCCATTCCGATTCCAGCGGCTGTGTATCGAGAAGGAAGTTTTTTGCCGTTTTCCTACCCGGCTCTGCGATCATCACCCGTGTTATCTTCTTGATGTTTGCTCTGGATATGAGGATTTCCAGTGTTCCGTCACTGTCCAGATTGAATAATGCCGTACTCATTTCAGTACCTCCCACACACTGCACACTTGCCATCACAGGCAGGCTTTCCTTCGGTGGGTGCCTCGTACAGTTGCACCATCGGCTGCGGCTGATCCGAACGATTGAGCGGCTTGTCGTACTGAACCGTGTAGTCGCCCTTCGGGTTGTCGTGCCATGCCAGAGCGTGGCGGATTGCAAGCCAGACCTGTTCTGCCCGGTACGGGATTCTCATGCAGTAATCAAGCGGGGCGGAAAGAACGTATCTCTTGTACAGCCTGTCCACTTCCTCCTGCATGATGTTCCTGCGGTCAATCGAGATGCTGAAAATTTCATCGTGCTCTTCTTTGCTGGTAAACGAATCGTTTTCCAGAGCAGCATAGAACCTTGCCATGCAAAGTTCATCTGTCAGGTCTTCAAACTGGCCCATGTGCAGACGAAGATACATCTCGCAGGCTTTCGCTACTGCTTCGGCCACCGGGCGGCTCATGGTTATGGTGACTTTCTCGATCTCTGCCGGCGTTTTAGTTTTCTTCGCCATGGTGTGGCTCCTTTGCTCCCGGCCAGCCCCGACGCTGGCTGCGTTCAAACTTCCGGGCCATCGCTGCCACCTGAATGGCTTCAACAGCCAACGCAACCGCCCGATCATACACGCCCTTTGTTGAGATTTGCGGATTGTTGGAGTAAGCTCCCATCCACATTGCATTCAGCTCCAGGCGCAGAGCATCCATTTCCCGCGCGGCTTCCACTGTTTCTTCCTGAATGACCGCCACGCCCTCGTGGGTGCTTGCGAACATCCGAAATTTTCTGTTCGCTGCGGCCAGTTCAATTTTAACCAGCCGCTTTACATCAGCTTTTACAGCGTCCATAGCTCATTCCTCCACCATAACCACGTTTCCCCAGTTGGTTGTATACCGCTTTCCGTTCATTGTGATTTCAACTCTTGTGTAGTACCCGGTACTAAACATCTGATCCGGCGTTCCTTTGTCCAGTAATTTGCCATCCGGCGAATAGACGTACACCGTTTTGACTAGATATTCTTTGGTCACTGCGCTTTTGGCCGATTCGCAGCCTGCCGTCATTCCGCACAACGCGGCGGTGCAAGCAGCCACGGCCAGCAATTTTGCAAACTTACGCATCATCTTCTGCCTTTCTGGAAACATTCTGGTTGTAGCAGTCCTTGCAGCTATATTGCTTCCACCGATCAGTCCCGATTTTCTTTTCCCCGCAGTACACCATCGGACGACCACATTGTTGGCAAACAGGCCATCCCAGTGGTTTTACCGGGGCAACATCTTCTCCCGGCTCGTTTTTGAGAAGGTCAATCATGCCGTCGTAAATCTGGTACATTCGTACTTCGGCTGCTGTTCCGGCATAGGTAGGGTTGCCAACCAGTTCTGCCAGTCCGCTTTTCCGAACATATTCCAGCTTTCTAATCAGCCTGCTTGCATTGATGTACTTGTCAGGCATTGTTTTCACCCGTCTTGCCGCCCTGCTGTGGCGTATTCCGGGCCATGTTCACGATATTCTGCATACCCTTCAACAGGCCATCTGACAGCGTGATCGGCAGAAGTGCTGCCCGCACCATCATCCCATCCCGGACAACGTAGTACCGTGAGCCGTTCGCTGCATAGCGCAGGCAGTAGTTGATGTAGTCGCTTTTCTTGATCTCGTCCATAATGGGTGCCAGCTTGCTGACAGCGACAAAATCAATGTTCTTTTCGTCCGGGGTCATAAGCCCCATGAAAAGTGTTCCTCCGATGCTGAGGCTGATGGAACTTGTTCTGCACTCCACCTCGTCCCGAAGCGCATCTTCCAGATTCATGCCGCAAACATCCGCTTCGGTATCACACAGGTATTCCCTGTAGATCACATCGTCCCACTGCTTTTTCTGGATGCCAAGCATTGTCATAATCTCAGCTTCCGTCCACGGTTTCGGGAATCCTTCCAGCGAGTAAAGCTCAGAGCTTGTGCCAATGAACATACTCGTTTCGGTGTCTTCCGCTCCGTGTATCCTGACAATGTGACAGGATGCACGGTCTTTGATTACTTTGGCAATCGCTGCAATTTTCATGTGCGCACCTCTCCGATGGATTGAACTTCAAACCATTCAAATTCTATGTAGTGTTCTGCGGCTTGCTTCTTCGCCTTACAAACGGCCTCTTCTGCCGACGCTGCCTTGACCCGGTATGCCAACCATGCGGGCAGCCCTCGGCCATAGCCTTTCAGGGCAATTTCATACATCTTCATCCCGGCCGGCCTCATACAAACAGGTACATCCAGCAGAGCTTCACCAATGCAGCAGGCACCAGCAGCAAAACCGCTGCCCAGAGCGCAGCAGCCAGCAAAAGCAGAACTGTGCCGAGGGTTTTAACCAGTCCATCCATGTTGTTTTCCTCCTATCAGTTATTTTCCTTGATGATCCAGACCCGGTGTTCGCCATAGCCTGTCCATTTCAAAGCGTCTTCATGGCTGCCGGAAACAGCAACGTCCAAATGATTGCCCTGCACCCCTGCGCCTCTATCCTGCACAATGCGGATTCCTACATCTTCGATGTAGATTACTGTGCCATAGGGCAGAAGCGTTTGGTCTGCCGCCACGGTTACATCCGCTTGGATCGGCTGCCCGCTGGCGGTGATTCCCGTTCCTGTCCCGCAGATGTGCTGGTATTTCTTGGTACAGTATGCGGTACACTTGAAAACCCCTGCATACTCGACAAGCAGCTTCTCATCCAGCCTATCTCTGATTTTCAACTCGTCCGCCAGATCGTCTGCATACTGGGCGATAACTCCGGCTGTTCCTTCCCAGTCCTCCGCGCGGGATTTGTAAATATCCCGCTGGATTTCCAGGTCGTTGATCCGGCTGTTTGCCAGCCCAACGGCAACGCTGCTGGCAGCCGCCGCGCAAATCGCAACAGATACAGCCAGCTTCGACAGGGTATCAGGCCTCATTTTCTCTGTCCTCCAATTTTTGAACTACAGCCGTTTTGTTCCCGCCCGCCCCGGTCATCAGTGTCGGGCTGCATTCTTCTGAATAGCCGATTCCGCCAGAATTTCCAAGGTCAAACCCGGCAGCACGTTGGATCAGGCTTTGGTCTTGGCGTGTCGCCAGCGTCGCGGAAAGCTCCGTCTGCACCAGCGGACCTTTGCCGCCGCCATCACAGCCTTGCCGGATTTTCAGGGTGTAGGCTCGTTCTGCCCCCCCCTCGGAGCTTTCCTGCTTCCACCATGCGATCATGCCATGAATAGCAGTCAGGAGCAAGGCAGGCAACGGTCTGCCCCCCCCTCCGGGAGGCACGGTCTAAAATGCCATTCAGTGCCGCCACGCTCAAAAGCGACCATCGTGGCGGATTCTCCACGAGTATCGCAGACAGCATATATTCTTCGGCGACGGTGGGGGATTCCCCAGTATTGAGCATTGACGATTCGATAGGCAACAGCTCCGTAGGACACAGCTTTCGCCCATTTTCCATGCTGGCGAATAGGCTTATCTGTTCCACCTCCGGCAAAATCTCGGAGGTGCAAAAGCTCGTTGAGAACAATTTCAAAATCCTTTCCGCCATGCGACGACAGCGCACCCGGCACATTTTCCCAAATTACAAAGCGCGGATACCTTCCGCCTGTGGCAGACAGCATTTCCCGGATGACCCGGATTGCTTCATAGAACAGGCAGCTTCGGTCGCCGCCCAGTCCTTTGCGCTTTCCCGCAATGCTCAGGTCTTGGCAAGGAGAGCCGAAGGTGATGATGTCCACCGGCTCGATTCGGCTTCCTTTGATGTCCGTTATACTGCCGAGGTGTTGCATCTCCGGCAGGTGTGTCTTGGTAACAGCAATCGGGTAAGGCTCCACTTCGCTTGCCCACACAGCCCGCCCGCCGCACATCACGGCACACAGCGGCATGGTCCCGCTTCCATCGAACAGGCTGCCCAGCTTCACCTCCGCCGCAGGCTTCCCCAATTCCCGGAAAGCATTTTGGACGAAGAACAGGGCATTCGGCAAGGCCATGCCGTTGCCCCACATGGAATACTCCGCCGACGGACTGTGCAGCTCGTCGTGCCATCTCTTTACTGCGGCATCGCTTCTGGCTCCATCTGCCCTGGCAATGATCTTCTTTGGCTTCTGCCCTTTGATCTTGCAGTTTCTCAGGTACACTTCCCGCCAGAACTGGATTTCCGTTTCATTCGCCAGCGGTGCAATTTCTCCCCATCCATCTGGAAAGCCCTGCAATCGTCCACACTCCATCGGCAACAGGCGGCGCACGATCCATTCCGGCAGGCGTGTCACATCCGGCTGAATGACCGGGTTGATGTAATTCAAACTCCATCCCCCTGATTCTTTCGCTTGGAGCGTTCCGCTCACCGTGCCATTCAGACGGCTGTTTCTTGCATCGTATGCCACCGCATGACGGTCTTGCGTGTTCAGCGTGAACGAGGCGTTTTCCCGGACACCGCTTCCATTTTGGTTTGTGTTTCGATCAACGAAGTTCCCGGCAAGGCAGAACGAGTTGTAGCCTACAATGGTTCTGTCCTTGTCACGGCTCAGGGATGGTGCTGTATTCATCAGGCGTTCGGCGTTAGTCTGGGTGGATGCAATGCAGCACACGTCTTTCTCAGCGTTCACGCCGCTGCCCCCCTCCGAACCAGAATGGCCTGCGACCGCATGGTGCTGGCGGTGTGCATCAGCGAAGGAGCTACGCCGTCCGCATCGTATACCCGTTTTCCCTGCGGGAAGTCCTGGGTCAAGCATTTGATTTCCATAGTTGTCCTCTTTTCTTGTGCGAACGGCCGGCATCGAACCGGCCCGCCTGTTGATGATGGGGAATCGGAAACAGGCGGCACCCTGCGCTCGCATATCAGACCCGCTCCGTAAGAGAGGTACAGAGCGGGACGGCCACTGCAATGGCCTGTTGCTTTTGGCCTGAGCAAGTTGAACAGGGTGTTTCTGCGCTCACACTGCGGCGCACCCGTTCCCGTCATATCCATGCGGGTGCGGCTTCGGCAAGAACGGCAGCCCGGTTTTGCATCGGGCTTGAACGGAAAGGAGGACGCTGCTGTACAGCACCGCTCCGCCGTGCCGGGCGGCTGACTTCATGGCCGTGCCCGGCTTTCATGGAAAGCGTTAAGCAGGCGCAGATGGGGTTCGGTCCCATTCACAGTGCCCCTGTACCAGAAAGGCACCCCGCGCCACATAAAAAGCAGCCCCGCCTCTGCGGGCAGGGCTGCCTATTGTTTTACCGGGGACAATGCTTTGTATCAGCAGCATCGTTTCCCTCATAGTGCTTGCACTCCACGTTGTAACCGCTGCACGGGGCGCAGTGAGCGGCAGTGATTCTGAATGTGTGCTTGCACTGGCGTTTCTTATTGCCCGCCACTTTGGGAGGGCTTCTGCTTTTATGCCGCATGGAGTTTACTCCACTTCCATGATGTACGTAGCGATCATATCTGCCATGTGAACGCACAGGGCTTCGGGGCAGCTATCATATACCTTTCTCAAGGTATTCCAGTCCTTTTCCCCGCTGTATGCACCCATGTGCCAGCGGATTGCTAAAATCTCCTTATCGGTCAGATGCGCCCAATGCTGGATCAGAATAACCGATTCTTCGCCATGCCCCAGCATCCGGGTGTCTTCATACCGATACCCGCCGCCCGGCTTTTCGATGTACCTCCCGGCTTTACAGACGTCGTGCAGAAGGGCCGCAACAAAGACCGCCCGTTTGTCGCAGGTCTTGAATCGCGGCGTTTCGCACAGTTCCATCGCCGCTTCGGCTACATTGATAGAGTGTTGGAGCAGCCCGCCCGGAACACTCAAATGATACTTGGTGCTGGCCGGGCTGGTGAAGAAACCGATCTCGTCCAGCACCCTCCACAGTGCCATGCTGCCCATCCGCTGTCCGATTGCATCATCGAACATCCGGCGGTACTTCTCTTTCGGGGAATACGTTCCGCGATCTTCCATGTTTCTTTCCTCCGAAATCAGGTTTCATCTGCCGAAGGAACTTCCCGGATAGGCTTTGCGGGCAAATCAGCGGGGCCGATAGCCTTGAGGTCTTCCGGATTGATTTCCTGGGTAGGATGCTCCAACGCCTGATCGAGTGCTGCATCCAGCCCGATCTTCACATCCTGCAGCAGCTTTTCGGCCTCCTTCATGTCATTGCCGCAAGCCGCAGCAACAATGTTCGCCAGTGCCGCAACAGCGAGGTTCACCAGCGTTTCATCATCGCCATGTGCCCACAGGTCAACACGGTTGTTTTCCAGTTCTACGGAAAAGCCAATTTTCTTTTCGTCGTTCATATCGCAGTCCTTTCTTTGGTGGGTGGATGTTCGGTCTTTGGCGGTACGCCCCGGGGTTGGCACCGGGCGGAAGGGAATGCACTCCCTCCTGCACTGGCCGTACCAGATAAAAAAGCGGCATCGGACAGGTAGCCGCCACCCATGCGGGCCGCCCCGCTGTATTCTTTCTGCCCCCAGCAGGTAGGGCCCCGGCCTTGCGGTAGCCGGGCGGCCGCCCCCTAGATAGACTAGCCGCATGGTGGGCGGGTAGGTCTGCCCATGCCCGGAAGCTCACTTCTTAACGTGTTCTTCCTGTTTCATCTTGTCTATGTACTTCTGCGCCAGATCGTGAATCTGCTCTTTGAACGCTGCCCGCTTGCGGCGTTCCAGCAGCTCAAAGATTCCAGCGCAGGCAAGCACCGTAATAATCCCAGCCGTCACGATTTCCTTGATCCATGCCATTTGTATAGATTCTCCCGGGTCTTATTCAGCATATCCCATCTGTGATTCGCCACCATCTTCCAGTAGTGCGCTTCCCGAAGTGCCTCAACGAATGCTTCTTCCGCTTCCTTTTTGGCGTAGTGGCCCAGGATACCCCACAAAAGGAAAAGGACCGTCGCTGCATCCGTCACAATCCTCACCGCCAAATCAGGGGTGCCGATGTGATACAGCCAGATTGCAAGCTCAAGCATTTTCTTTTCCTCATTCTTTCATCCCGCCGGAGTATTCCGCCTGATACCGCAGCCGCTGCTTGGTTTTGTAAAGTCGTTGCTGCCCCAGCACTGCACTGTACCCTGCGCGGCCGTTCTGATCCATCTTGCCGGTATCTCCACGCTTCAACTCTTTATAGATGGTGGAGAAGTTGAAGCCCATTGCATTGGCGATTCCGGGGACGCTCTGTCCCGCATTGTACCGTGCTTCCAGCACCTTGCGCTCTTCCAGCGTCATGTGTTTCGCCATCCTTTTTCCCTCACTTCCTGAAAAAATGCGCAAAAAAATAAACGCAAGGGAAACCACTTGGATTTCTCTTGCGTTTATTCTACAATTTCAGCACCAATTCCCGGGAAACGGTTGAAAATCCGCCCGTTTCTCACACAAAAAAGGGACTTTCCGTCCCAACACGGAAAGCCCCTTTTTACAGGGAACTGATTTTTAGAACTTGG